ATTAGCTCGCCCTTCCCATCTGAACCAGTTTTAGTTGAACCATCTGGTAGAACCACAGTAGCTCTCCAATCGTAGTTTTTAGTTTCCTCTAATACGTTTTCTGGTTTTCCGCCTAGTTCATAGACCAAAGATCTTCCTGCCCTTCTTAGCGGCTGTACTTTGGGAATGAAGTTTCTCTCCATTTCAAACCAAGTTTGGCTGTTGTTGTCAAACATGGTAGAGATATTGGTAGTGTCAGCTTTCTCTAAAGTAGGTTCTGGGCCTTTCTCGGCACTCCCTGGGCTGGTTAGATCTAGAACTAGAAGGTTACAACCAGGAATACCAACTATAGAACTAGATGGAATTTCTACTCCGTAGTCTTGTATATTAGCAAACTCTTGAGGCGGCAGACTAACCTGGCCATAGTCTGTATCAATAAGAGCGGTAGTCCTGGTTGTATCAATGTTGAGATTATTGTTAAAGCTTTCAGCGACCCAAACATATTGAGATATCTGGTCCTGAGTCATGCTTGTAACTACCTGAACATCATCAGATGCTTCAGTTAAAGCCTTGTTAGCCGACTCCATCTCAGACGCGAGCACATTGTTAAGTTCAACAAGTCTATCAAACAATGTGTCAGTGTGTACAGCCGTACTTCGTATCTTTCCAGCATAAAATCTAGCAAGATCCCCAGTCATTGCGTCTAGGTCTGTTGGTTCTGCCAAAGGAGCTATTGGTGCAGGAGCCCAGTCCCCCCTATTGGCAGCACCTTTTGCGAGAGTAACAGAAAGGTTTCTCTCTATTTCTGGGAGATCAGCACCAGTGGTATCAACCCTATTTAACCAATCTTTTAAGATCTCATTTTCCATTATTGAATCTCCCTAAGTGGAGAAGGAGAGCCTTCTTTTGTTCTCATAGAAGCCCCTAATAAGGCAGGTGTAACAGTTGGACCTGATGGTCGGTAAGACTCTACTTTTAGTCTAGGTTTGACCCCCAATGTTTCATACTCAACTGTTACAGTTGCTGGTATGTCTCCATATTTGAAGAAGTCCCTGCTACACTGAATATCCCCTTCAGGTGTTACGTAGTACTCTATAACTGGGTAGTAGGTTCTACTCATTCTGTCAAAATCTGGACCTCTAAGAGTTGGAACCCTTCCAGTATTGTAGTCAGTCATATTCCTTGTTATTGGCAGATGCCTACTTACAATACCTGTATCCTCGCTTCCACTGGCTGTTGAATTCACAAAAGCAATAGCCTCGCTGAAGAAGTCTTCCTCTTCAGATTTGGATATGTATTTGTAATCTGCAACAATGTCTGTGAAGTTAGATGCTGGGGCTGTATTTTTGAGTGTGATTATCCCAGAATTTGCTTCCAACTTATAATCATTAGGTGGAATAAGTCTAGCTTCTTGGGTATCAGGATCGTACCAATACGCCCTAAACACTGTACCCATTGGTCCAGTAACCACAGGTTTGAATCTTGTTTTATAAGAGTCCCCACTGTTAAGTTTGGATGTCCTGGTCTCTGTAGTGTTTTCGTCTTTAGCAAGAGTGCCGTTAGCTTTTCTTAAATCATACTCTCTCTTAGCAGTCTGTTCAATAGAGCCTATACCAACATTCATACTCTGCTGTCTGTCTAGGTACTCTTTAATAGTCATGGTTGGTGTTATACCATTCCACAGATTGTTATTAAAGTTACCACCAAAGAACAGTTCAGAAACTTTAGTTCTAGCTATGAACTGCTCATAAGTAATGTAGTTGGCTGTAATGCTTGTGGTTGTTTCAGAGACTGCTGTCAGTTCAAGAAGTTCCTTCAATACGTCTCTTACTCTAGCTGAATCAGGTTTTCCAAATGTGTCTGGATATGCAGTCCACTTGCTTGTAGATATTGTTAGTTTTATTGGAAGGTAACCTTCGGTGCTGACAATATCATCTCTGGTTACTTCCAGTGTTTCTGGCATACCAAGAGGTATTCCGTTTATTTGTGTATCACCGGTAGTACCAGTTCTTCCACCCTCTTTAAGAATACCATCCTTAATGGCTTCTCTTAGAAGTTGGCTTCCTATACCTGTTGGTGTTTCTAGATTAGGGTCGAAGTATGTCGGCCAGATAGAGTAAGAAGAGAGCCAAGAATTAATATCTCGCATTTTAACTCTTCGTAGGTGTGGCACTCTTTTGAGAATAACCTTACCATCTCGATCTGTACCGTCAAAGGTTTCTGTGATTCTTGTGGGGTCAGTAATGATTCTATGGTCTGCGTTAGCCGCCCACCCTGCTTCTTCTTCTTCACTCGTGAAGATTGAAACTATGTCACCTTGGTTTCTTATAGTCTCCCCGGATGCATCAATATCTCCAACCCTAAAAGCCTTTACAGCTAGTTGGTATGATTCATCCTTTTCAAAAGGAATGATATAGAACCCAAGCCCATCAGTTTGATATTGTCCTACATCTGCAGTGACCCATATATTTCTGATCTCTTTCTTCGTCTCTAAAGGAATAGAAACAAGACTTGCTCTAGGAACAAATTCCCTGTATCTCAAATCAAGTTCCTTCATTCCGAATCTATAGGCAAAAACAGTTGAGCCTACCCCCGAAGAGTTTGTTCTGTCAACCAATTGATTTACAGAGTTCACCAATTCAGTTGATACTTCTCTTGGAGCTGTTATAGGGCTTAGTGTTTCTGAAGGTACCTGTCTGTTTAAGGTTTCTCTTCTAGGGGAAGTTTGTTGTAGAACAAAACTAAATCTAGAAGTTGTGATAGATCTTGGAAGGGAGATGGTTGTGGGCTTCTCTATTGTTTCGTTACATTGCCATCTTTGTTCACCAGCAAACAATTTAGCTTGGGATACGAAAGCTGAGGCTGATGTAGTAGCTGAAAAGATTTGGAAATCAACCCTTCCACTAACACTTCCTGTAGGTGAGTAAGAAACAAGTCTCGAGGATTTATAGAAAGCTGGTAACGTCTCAGCTAATTGATCTGAACCTATGGCTGCTCCAGCTGAATTGAACCAAGTTATTCTGGCACCAGCTGAGCAGTCTCCCTCAGCAGCTATGGCATATTGCAATTCAAATCTTTGGCCGGTAGCTATGCCTGAAGCTGTCGGAACCCCACTCAAAGATAGGGTGTACGAGTTTTGAATATTAAAGCTCTGACTAACTTTTCCAGAGGTGCTGTCAATTAACGTGCTAACAGCTCCCAGCCCTGAGGCCATCCAAGTTGTATGGCTGAGTGTCCACCCTGTTGCTGCCGCTGTAAAGCCTGGATTGAGTAGGCAGTTTCTTTCGTTTAGAGGGGTCCAGGAAACGGAGAGGAGTTTGAATGGTTCTGTGGTTACTGGATCAATAAAAACTTCGCCCACTAATGTAGGTCTATCAAGGTAGTAAGTTAAGAGAACTGCCGAACCATGTGTGTAGGAAGATGGTAGCCATGCTACATCTCCGCTTGATACCCTAACCATAGACGGGAAATAAGAAGTGCCCATCCAGAAAGAGGCTCTTGAGCCATCGGTTACATCGTTTAGAGTGCCTCTTTGTTCTATAGGTGCTAAGGATTTCTCGATAATTGCAGTACCTGCAAACCCACCATTAGATCTGATAGAACTAAACATACCAGTGTCTGGTAGTCTGTAACAACCCTCTTCCTGTGCAAAAGTCAGCATAGGGGAGTTAACATAGAATCTAGGAGATGGGTCAACCCAACTACTATCTCCACCTGAGAAAGATACTGAATTATTCGCGGGTGATGCGATAGAGGATCTTATGGCTCTTAAAGCTGCCTCCAATTTTAGAAGCCTAGTTTCCCCCTCACCTATATTCGCATTGTATCTTTGTGACAAAGCTTCAACATACTGATGAGCTCGATCAATAGATGAGTAAAGACCTGCTAGGTCCGATACAGAATGTATGCTGAAATTATTCCAATCTAATGAAGATTCTATAGCGATCTGGTCTGAAGAGTTAACCTTAGTTGATACTGGGGAAGCTAGATCTTCTATTTTTACAGAAACCTCAGGCGCAGTATTAAGACCCAGCATATATTGGTATGCTGTCTTAGCCCATGGGAATGTGGTTAAAAAGACTTTTGCGTATTCGTTCATTAAGGCTCCCCGATCACTATGTCGGAAATGTGAATGTTTTGTGTACCTCTAAGAAGCATCTCACCCTTTATGTAGAAAGTGCAAGCATTGAATCTTGGGGTTATGTTAAATTGATTCATAGGTATCACGAAATCAACTACCTGTGGTGAACCCAAAGTTTGAGAACTAAATGTCATCTGCGAGAGAGGTACATTTATATACTGTATCTTATTAGATTCATAAGAGGATGATCTCACTACTGCGGTCGGGGAATCTGAAATACCAAATTCAAATTTAGTTCTCAAATCTTGCCCGTTGATATTGGTGTAAAAACCTGAAGCATCTCCTGTTGTTATTCTAAACTTAGCTACATAGTTACCGTTTGCAATATTGTAACCAGAGGGAGCTACGAGAAGAACTGATATAGGGACTATCGGAATATTCCACGCATTGAATTGGTAGGAGGTGAGTTGTAGGAGAAGGCTTCCAGGTTCGGGTATTGCCCTAGAAGAGCCTCCCAGACCAAGGAACCATGGCAGACTTGGGTTTACATCACAACCTCTGTAGACATGGTTCTGAGTATCATTCCACCTTAACACAACACCAGATGCAGTCGGGGTTGTATTATCATCTATAATAGTTTCATTGGTGGTGAATGAAGAGAATATATTGTATGAACTTGCCATACCTGTTTTAGAAAAGAAACTTCTAATTTGAATAGGTATCGTGGCACCAGTCGCTAAATCACCCATTTTAAGGGAGTCAAATAACAGCCATCTATTACTCTTAGTAGACGCGGTTTGTGGCACACTCTTTCCTACAGAGAAGAAGCCTGGGTACCCGTTGGACACTGTGTTTGTGTCTGTGTAGGTCAGGAGGTTTGTAAACAATCCTGAAGCAGCTTCTTGTTGCAGAATAATTGTGTTGCCTGACGCAGCTAGTCTGTATGAAACAGACATGTCACTAGCAGAGAACACCAATGTAGATGTTCCAGTTAAAATAGTAGCCCCAGAGACTGTTGTAGAGACATAGGGGGCAGTACCAGAACCTTTCAATGTCACAGTCTCGTCTAATACCTGGGACAGATTTACGTTCTTAAACTTAGCTAGATATGCAATTCTTGGAGCTGTTTCGTCTGCGGGCAGCCCAGAGGTGGAGGTTGTTAACGTACCAGCAGCTTCTCCGAAAACCAAGCCGTAGAAGCTGGCATTGTTTGCTGGTCCATTCATTCTAACTGCTGGACCAAAACACCCAAAGTTTCTTCCAAAAAATGGAGAATCAGCAGCAAACCCACAAAGCCTAAATTGAACAAACTGGTCGTCCGGTCTATCCAAACCTTCCACTCCATAAAGAATTCCAGATCTGGCAGCTATACCGTACAAGTAACCACCCATAGTGGTTTCATACCTTGCTGCTGTGGTATTGCTTGTAAGAGCAAGAACCCTGTCATCTGGGGTGCTAAGAAGACTAAACCCACCTAGTGGAATGTTTTTAACTGCTACAGCAAAAGGAGTCTGATCTGGGTTATTTGGGTATACAAAGCCGCCAGATACTCCGTAGTAATCTATAGTGTATCTAGAGGAGGACAATCTTCTTGGGAAGATTCCTGTACTTGTAGGGGTTAAAGAAAAGTCTTTACCACCTACTATTGGTAGGGTGGAGCTTGAAAGAGTTGCTTCTGAGAATCTTTCTGAGAACGAAACCTGAGAACCTGGTAGTGGAGTTCGCCCCACTGCACTAACTTTAACTGTAAAAGTTCTTCCCCCCAGCCCGCTGGATGGTTGAACTGAACAAACAAAGTGGTTCTGATTTGAAAGAGTGTTCCAAACATCTGAACTGTTTGGATTCTTATTTGCGAATACACCCTCTGCTCCGTAGTTAAACTCATCTGCTCTGACACTAAGGCTGAAGGAGTTGTCCCTGAACGGGTTAGACCCGAATATGTCAGGAATAGTAACAGAGAATTCCTGCCCGTTCCCAACCATTGTACCGGATGTTACTTGAGTTGTTAGCAGTATCTGGTTACCCTCTACCTGTTTAAACACTGATGAGCTTATTTCATCCGAAGTTAACGGGTAGAAGGCTTTGATATTGGTCCCTAAAAACTTAGGAAGCTGCTTTTCAATTTGGATACACGCATCAAAATAATGATTGAAATGGTCTGAGGATTCTAGACTATCAATCTCTAGGGAGGTGTAGTTTTTCTTGATTGCGAAACTATCTACTGTTGATGTTTCGGGGCTGTATGTTGATAGCTGGCCTCTCCTATATAACGACATCTATAAGTCTCCCTATTCCTTGAATTCTAGCTTGGAACATTATTCCCTGCGCTTGGCTGCTGTTAGCGAAACCAAAGGCTACTCTGTCAAACCCAGCGGTAGCGTTAACCAATTTCTCTTCTGTAGTACCTGCAGAGGTATGTGCTGTCTGGAAGAAGCCGGATTTGTCTCCAGTCAATGGAGTGTTGTCTACGTAGTTTAAAAGAACAGTAGCCGCACCCGTAATATTGTTTATTGATTCCAGTTTCACTACAGTAACTGAACCGCTCGCTGCTGCTGTAAATCTGAACGCACCAGAAGCAGCTATACTAAGAGGTGTATAGGTTGACCCTATATTAGTAATCATTGAGTTGCTTCCTGGCCATGGAAATGTTTGGTAATAGGTGTTGGAAGCGAGTGATACACCCCAATCATATCTGTTGCTTAAGTCTAAATTAGACAGCTTAACCAGCCAGGCTACTGCTGCTGGACCAGAGTAAGATGAAGTAGTTTGCGGGGCACCGGTAGTTATCATTAATCCATAACCACTTAACGCTCCAAAACTTCCAGAAGACTTTAGCAGGAAACCACCCCTGAACAGCCTTCTTGAATTTTCCGAACCTAGGTACGAACCTGATGTATTGTAGTCATAGGTAGCTAATGAGTTGATGTCAAATTCTACTGTGTCGTAGTTTGTGTTATTATCAACCCATTTGTATCCCTTAGTCAAACTAGCCCCTGATTTGCTGGCAAATACAAGATGTCTTACTGTCTGCTGGGTGTTTGAATCATTGTATGCTTGAACGTAAAATGGCTGAGGATCAATATTAGACCAACCACTGAACGAAGTATATGTTGGGGTCATACCAACAATGTTAGGAGAACCATCCGGTGAGTTAATAGGTACAGTGTACTGAAGCTGATTTGACACCGATATAACGGGATTAGAAAGGGTAACAAAAGAACCTTGGTATTGCCCCTTTGATAATGGCTCCGAAGCTCTTTCTAGTGTTGAGGAATCTAACCTAAACGAGAATCTGTGTTTGTGTTTACCGTTCTTCTCTCTCCTAATGGCTAGACAGCCCGGTGTAAAGAGGGAGGGGAAAACTGTACCACTTGCGGTTACTATGTAGCCTACACCGCCCACAGCCTCAAAGATCACCTGTTTTCCTGGTGGGAGGGATGGAATAACTGTGGCTGCAGATCTAACACCAAGACTATTAGTGGAAGTAGCTGTCCCATCATTGATTTCTTCGTAGTAAACTGAATCGTAGACACTGCCTAGGGTACCGGATACAAACACTGTTGTTGTGATCATATCCATGCCAGCAGAGCTTCCTACTGATTTGATGTCGTTGTTATAGTCAGATGTATCAATAGAAGCTTTCTCAATGTTATAGAGAGCATCTCCAAGGAGATTAACTTCATCGCTTTTAACTGTGTTTTCTTCACCCGACCCATCAAACTTTTCTGGTATGTTAAGAGGTACTTGACTAAATGGAGGGGCAACTCTAGAACCAACTAGTGTTGTGCTCTGCGTGTAGTTAACTACTATCTGTGGGTGGGTGATCTCGATACCCTTAGTTCCAACCCTTCTTAGAGATACACCAAAGATTGGGTTTGGATTTCCGTACAGAAGTTCCTTTCTTGTCCAAAATGCTTTACCCCATTCTGATGCAGAAAATGTTAGGGTACCAGAGCTATGCCCTGTAAGGGAGAGAGTTCTCTCCGTCCCCATGGAGAAAGGTTGGTCAGTATCTCCTACATATAGACCGAGATTAGCTTTAAGCTCTTCTGTGGTAAAACTTCCAGATGAACATTTTCCTACTAAGGAAACAGCTATACTATTAACTTCGGCATCTAACGGGATGGATGCTGGAAGTCCGAATAAAAATAGTACTTTCTCCCCAACCGATCCGTCACTATCAGCAATAGTGGCGTTACCAGTTGTTGTGATATCACCACTAAGGCTCCAAGTATTAGAACCAGATGTCTTAGATGCATATTGAGGTGTCAGTTGAAGATCGCTCATTTATTTATTGTGGAGATAGCGCACATAAGGCTATTCTTAAATTTGTTTGTTGGTTTGTAGGGAGAAGCCAGAATTGGGGGCCTAAACCATTTGCGGATTGAACAGAATCTAATTTACTGTCTATGATTACTCCCCTTATAAGTATTGTGTCTGCCCCTATGTTTGCATTTACTGATACTGCGTAGGAGTTGGGAAAAGGTTTTGTTCTATCAAATACTTTGTCTGAAGGTCCGGTTAGGAATCCTGTTCCATGAAGTTTAGGGTTGATAATAGATATTCCACCAAACTGTGTTAACAAAGCAGTTGGAATTTTCTTATTTAGTAAGGCCACACCACCCCTTCCAATCAACTTTGAATAATCATCAGACGATGATGTCAAAACAAATTCAAAAGGTAGAACATTCCCTGGAACAGAGATTTGTGGATTTGTTGCAGCATCGAATGCGCCTACTTTAACTAAAGTATGAAGCGGGATATCGAATACAACTGGAATACTGATCTTTTGTATAGAGCCATCACCAGATGCGGATATTGTATTCTGCATCAAATCATAGGCTTTGATAACTAGATTTCGTACCTTATTATAGTGTGCCGCATACAGCTTTTCATTATCAGAAACAGCCGCACTATCGTTGTTCCTTAGATTAGGGAAGTCAACGTCCAGCTTTTCTGGCCATCTTATCGTATCATTAAACGCCATTATACAAACTCCAGTTTATAGTACACACCTGGTGGTATTCTATTTTCAACTATTTCTTTGACATCCTCAACTGTGTACTTACCGCCTTCTGCAACAAGAACAGATTTATTGACTCGTATTGTTATTGCACCACCAACTTGAGCCGCTTTACCGTCCCAGTTGCCTAGATCGAAGTAGCCTCTAAGAGTATTTAGTGCATTTGGTTCAGATACTAGGAGATCAAAATCGAAGTCTTCTGGAATACCTCCGCCCCTAATTCTAGCATCTGCAACCTTTATCGAGTTGACTGAGGCAGGTGCTTTTAGAAGAACCCTGGATAAAGGAAGCATTGACGGGTATCTTGTAGAGAAAATATCTCTCTTGGGTACCCCTGCTTCATCATAGTAGTTTCTTCCAAAGACAGAGAATCCATATGTATTAGATGGTCCTTCTGAAACTCTGGGGACGATATCCTCGATGTTCTCCCCTACACAGTGTCGTATAAAATGAGTCTCCCCATAATCGTAAGCACTGTAGAAGGTTAAAACTATTTCATCAGGGGAGCCTTTAACAATGCTGTAAACACCTACAGCGGAAGGTATTGCGTATACAGTTACTTGTTCTAGGAGACAGTCTGCTGAAGATCTTATAGCACCATATCTTGAATCACCGATAACATGCCCATATTCAGGGTTAGCATCGAACGGGTAGTAGACATTGTTCCTATCTCGGTAACCTAGATATGTGAATTTTTGTGCGAAGATAGTATATTCTAGTTCTATTTCATCCCCTGGCGCGAGACTGAAGCGTACATCAATATACTTTGATGCTCTGTTAACCTCTTTGATAACACCAGTTGCTGAGGAATCTTCTGTAAAATTGCCTGTGTATTTATCAATACCGTTAACTGTAATCCTCTTCAAAGAATGAAGACTATCGGAGAATGTGATTCTGTTTGGTCCAGCAGCGTGTGCTGTTTCTACAACAGCTCTAAGTTTAAATCCTGAGCCAGGGTAAACACCTTCAACACTGTCTTCTAGTGTTCCATAAAAACATTCTGGAACAGTATATACAAGAACACAGGTAGAACCAACTTCTAAAATACCGGATAAAGCATCCGACAGAAACCACGCATCTGATTGCTCGTAAGAAGGTATTGTGTACGATCTAAATATAACACCAGAAGTTACTTCTAGCCCCCAGGAAGACGATCTTGTCTGTCTTATACCAAGGGATTTGATTGGTGAGTTAACAAAAGGAAGGGAGTAATTATTATCAGTTAGGTCTACTGTTTTTGATGAATCGTAAATAGACCATCCACCACTAGCTGGGGGAACTTGACTAAAAAGAGAGGTTCCACCGTACACATGTCTAAGTTTGAACTCTGTGCTGAAGGAGTTTGGGTGGAAGATGTAGTCTCTTAATTGCGGAGCATTCTCTTTGGCGAACTTATATGTATCAAAGGCTGACACACTAAGATCAGGCTGCATCATTGATGATGCAACAAATGCTATTCCCACTGCTTGGCCTTTATTTTGTGGTGCTGGTCCGAACCGTAAATTTAACTGATTCTGCATTATGGTTCCTCCCTAACTATAACGATAGGAGATTGACCGGAGTCTGCCTTAGCAGCTAGTTCATCAGTGTCTGCAACAATAATTCCAAGATACTCATCCAGACCAACTACTCTGCTAGGATTGAGAGAAGATGGTCCAGTACTGTCAACACACCTTGCTGTGGCTGATCTAATAGAAGTGGCCTCTTCGTTTGACGTGTTTGTGTACTGGAAAGAGGATGGTTTTCTACTAATAAACGTAATGCCACTTGCTGCATTTCTTGGAATTCCGTCTAAGTAGTGGGGGGATGCATACAATCGTGAGTATCCTTTTGGTGTAAATGCATTTGACTGCGCTACATTTATAACACCAGCAGAGTATTTATCAAAAGACAGTGCTTGAGTTGTATTGAGAATTCTAACACTACCACTGCTTGTTAAGGTTCCACAATCTACCCGGAGTTGTAGATTTCCAGAGACAGAAGTGGTTGGGTAGATAAGCAGGTTTACCTCACCCCTATTGTCTGTCCTTAAAGTATAAACACTTCCAGTACTGGCAAGAGTTGCTGGTACCGATAAAAGGAGACCAGAGGGTGCTTGATTATGTGTGAAGACTAGGCTAGTTTGTGGAAGTGGAAGTCCAGTTTGGTCGGTAACAACAATAGTTGTCTTTACGATCTCCTTCCAACCACCAACCACTTCTCGTTTATCAAAGACTAACGAAACTCTATGTGGACTTCCAGATGAAGCTGTTTCTGAGTGGTAAAGGAATCCAGCCCTGAATGCATCAGAAAAGAGTGGATTGAACTGTAATTGTTGACCATCGTTTGGAGAAGATTGATAAGCTTTTTTGAGATACTCAGGTGGAGTTCCCTCACTATGTACTGTAAGTGTCGCACCAGACCCAGCTTTTGTATAAGCATGGATTCTATCATGATCGTATAAGACAAAACTTTTATCTATGTAGTATTCCAGGACAACCCAATCACCTTCGGAAACTGTTAAACTGTGTGTTATAACGTTGTCGTCAACAGTTCCAATAGTTTGAGATTGGGTTCCCTTAGTCACAACTACATTTCTTATATTCCTATAAGAAGCCTTAACAACACCACCAGCCTCTTGTGTTACGATTTCTCGGAACTTTAGGACGGGATGAAGCATTGCTATATCAGCATATGCAGTTATAGCACTAGCGGAGGTTGAGTAAGTATAGACTTTATTAAGATCTTTATCGTGGTAATAAAGCCTACCTGCGGATAAATCTCCTGAAGAAGCTGCCCTACTAAATGTTAGTTGACCGTTGCCCCTCATCCCTAGAAGAATACCGCTAGTTGGGAGAGAGGCAGAATAAACTTGTGGAGCTGCTTGAGCCCAAGTTAGGGGCATTGCTGGTAGAAAACAGTTATGATGCTCAACATAGTTGGTACCGTTTTCGTCATAAACTAGAACAGGCCCCCATGCAGGTCTGAAGGAGGATGCGGATATGCTTCCTGATGCAGCTGCGATGGTTGCCTGAACTGTACTTTTTTGTATGTAATTATAGTGCTCTAAGCCTGATGAGTAGTACCAACCTGGTTTAACATAACCAATCCACCCACCATTGTCACCTACACCGATAACGAGCTTGAGATCTTCTAGATCACCAATCCCCGCAGAAGGGTAGCCTGTTAGCTCTAGCCAGTTTGTGTAAGTTGTCGTTGCCATTTATTTGTAGAAAAGTGAATTATCTTCGGAATAGTATCCGCCAAAAGTCCCTAAACCTGCATTAGATCTGATACCACGACCCCATCTAAATTCAATGTCGGTCTGAACAAGCTCTTCGATTTCTACATTTGTGGGAATAGTTCCCATTACTAGCTTCTGTCCAGTGACTTTAGGAACATCGAAGAACACAGCACCACCACTGCTGGTTGAGGTAATGGTGGTCAATTGTTGTGTTCTGTATTCAATTGTAACTCTTTCACTAATAGAGCCATTATCAATTAAGGTTTTAATTAACCCTGAGTTTACTGTGATAATATTACCACTGACAGAATAGGTTTCCGGCTCCACAATTTGTCCGTCTAACCTAAGGGTGACAGCTCCTAGTGGAAAATTGTTTAGTGTAATTCTCCCAGAATCAACAGCAGCAGATTCCACAGCTTTGACATACTTCCCTAGGGCTGGTATATTTGGTGGGGCAGAACCACTGGCAGGTATAGTAAGATCAAATCCTGTATCCCATATAAAGGGTTTAGAAAAACCTAATCCAGCACTTATAGATTGGGCCTGTGTCCTACTAAGAGAATAATTTTGGCATCTGGATCTTAAGGAGAGATCATCTTCATCTTCTTTTCTTTTTAGTCCTAGAAGAAAGGCATATCTATCCACTACGTTATTATAAAATTCTAACTCAGGTTTTGGTGTTCTACCATTTATTGTTATCAACCCGCCTGATAGAATTTTTTGAAATAGGGGTTGATGCTCAAATCTAATTGAGTAAGCACCAATCGTGGGAAATGATATGACACCAGATGCAGCTATTACTTGATCCGATTCATAGCAGAAAATATCACCAAAGTAGTCTGCTGCATAAATAGGGGCATCAGGAACTTTGTCAGAAAACTTAGATATAGAGGATAGATCGTAAGTTAATCCTGTAGAAACATAGACTACAAATTCAACCAACGCACAGTTTCTAAGAGAAATATTATGATCTCTAACTAAAACTACGGGATCAACTGTCTGGTAAAGATAACTGTATTCATCCCCAGCAAAAAGAAGCCCGTCAACAACATGGTCTGCATTATCCTGTGTTATTTCTACCTGGATATTATTGAATCCAAGAGGACGGGTTATAGAAACCCCTTTTCTTGGAAGGGCTGTGCTGGAGTAGAAAGTAGTGAGTGCAAACTTTCCAGCCCATTCATGTAATTCGTGCTCATGTTGGGATATCATCCCTGTGTACCATCTATCCAAACTTCCAGAAGTAACAAGGCTACCGCTTACTTCTATTGTTGAATACACTGGGACCGTGGCACTGGCCATCCATCTAGGAATCCATTTTGCTGGAGTACTCATCTATATCTACCGGTTTTGAATGGGACAACAAGAGGTGCATGGCTTCGTCTTCTCTTACGTCCCCTAGAGAAGAACGCGTATGGTTTCAACTCTGCTAGGGTAATTTTCTCAGGAGAAGAGGAAGCCCTAATTGTTGTCTTTGTTGTTGTGACTGCAGAGGAGGCAGAGAAAACAGGTGCAGATACCTGCCCAGTTCCTTCTACAACTGCGTCACTCACCACACATGCGGCAGCAGCAGCAAACACTGGATCAGTTACAGTACCTTCTATTAATACTGTTGCTTTACTAGTGCTAAGAGATGCTGTACCTATACAAATAGGGGGTAGAGTAGATCCTTCTAGAGATGCACTTGCTTTTTGTGATAAACAGTCTGATGATGCAGAAAATACTGGCGCAACATGTGTTGCCGAAGCAGCCATGGTCGGAGTTTTTGAAAGCTCTGCGTTTCCTGTATAGACAGGGGTAATATGTGTTCCGTTTCCAGCAACAACTGATTCGTTGCAGACAATAGCTGCAGTTGCGGTGAAGAACGGGCCAGAGTTTTCTGCGACCCCAGCAACAGTAGCCTTAGAAGTGGTGGAAGCTGCCGCACCAGAGTAAACAGGATCAATACCATCACCTAAACCTCCACCAACAATGTTAGAGGCTGTTACCGCACCATTAGCTGTTCTTGTTGGAAGGATTCCAACACCTGAGCCTTCAGAGGAAGCCTTGTTTGCAGTTATAGATGCACTACCTGAGAAAGTAGGTGCAGTATGCGCTGCAGACCCTGCACTGGTTGTTGCACTCTTTGTCAGGGTTGATGATGCAGTAAAAACTGGTGGGGTGTTTAGTGCCGTACCTGTTACTGTAGCTTTATTTGTGGAAGGGTTGGAGGTTCCTGTAAAGACAGGCACAGTGAAAGAGCCCGCAGCTGATACTGTAGTGGCAGTCTTTGTGATTGAAGCAGAGGCAGTAAATTGCGGTGCAGTAAATGAAGCAGCAATATTTACTGAAGCTTTAGATGCTGTTATAGCAGCCGATGTTGTGAAAACTGGTGGTGCAGTGGTACCAGATAGAGATGCAGAAGCTTTGTTTGTACTGGGTGCAGAAGTACCAGTATAAATGGGGGCAGTGTGTGTAGCTGAGCCACTACCAGTAGTGGCGGATTTAGTACACTGAATTGCACCAATACTGAAGACCTTTACAACCCCCTCAAGGGCTGTGTTGGATTTAGTTATATTGGCACTAGCAGTGAATACCGGGGCAGTGTGCGTTGCCGAACCTGTGCTAGTGGTATTGCTTTTTGAGAGAGCAATGCTTCCTGTAAAAGTGGGGGTGGTTCTTGTGCCACTTGCGGAAACAGTTGTATTGGTTTTTGTTATAGCTGCTGTAGCAGTAAATGAAGGAACAGTCCGAGTAGCTGAACCTGCACCGGTTGTTGCTGTGCTGGTTATATCTGCTGTGGCAGTGAATGTACCTGCTGGTGGGGCTGTGAATGTTGCTGAGCCGGTTCCAGTAGCAGCATTAGTAGTAGCCGCTGCAGTGGCTGAAAATACTGGAGGAGCTAAACTACTAAAATACTCCCCAGCAAGTATATCGCTGGAGAGTGGTTCATCCCAAACACCACCTACGGGTATTTGAATTTTAGTTGGTAGATTTAAGTAGTTCAACTATATATTCACATACCTAGCTAGGATCGAGATGCATAATTTTACCTCCACCCCTAACTGTACCGGTGGATGTAGTAGATGTTAATATAAGAAGCGACAGACAAGCTTTTTGCGGAATTTCACCAATAGGTAACTCCGCCCAGTTACCACTATATTTTGCGTTAGCAAGCGGGGCAAAAATACTGCTTCTCAATCTAGTAGCCGTAACGCCAAAGTTTCCTGCGGTACCTGTGGTTGCAGATAGTGTGACTGAGTTGACATCTCTTATAAAAGCAGTGACAGCAGCAGGTCTGTATACGTTTAAATTTATCATATGAGATGCGGGCCTTGAAGCTGCAAGAGATACTGCTGATAAGTTGCCAGTGCTGCCATCAGAATATGTTACGTTAACAGTAGCTGTAACTGCTGTAGATCCAGTTGCTGTGTACCACTCAAGCCACCACTGAACGTCAGAATAATCACTGTCTCCTATCCTACCAGAAATATTATCTGTAGCTAAAAGAGCATCTAAGTCAACGTTAACTGTTTGGGCGGTGGTGACAATACCTGATAAACCACCCATATGAGCTAGTCTATCATGAAACTCTAAGGTCATGGAAGAGTTGCTGCAGGACCACTCTGCGTAACCTATGTAACTTTTCACAGGAGAAGTTTGCTGAGTAATTGAAAATCCACCTACTGTAGTTTCATTACAAGTAGCTGCAGTAGTAGGTATTGCCCCCTGCGCGGGTTGGCCAGTACCTCTCCATAGAGAGCAGTATGACCCCGCTGTTTGTGACGCTATTGACGCCTTATCAATAACCAGTCTAGAACTATTGGCTGCCAGGGCATGAAGTATTTTATCTACAGTGATCGCCATTCTTACTCCGTTTCAAATCTCTTCAAGAGATTGTTTAAGTACTCTGCTTCTTCACAATCAGCATCAATAAGAGCCAATCTTTTTAAGATCAGCTCTTTAGATATTGTGCAAGTCCCAGAGCCTTTGATTTCTACATCTAATTCAAACATAATATTAGGCCGGTACTGTTACTGTTAGGGAGGAAATGGCTACCGTACCACCTGCTACTATTGATTTATTATCGAAAGTGAGATCAGGAGTATCCCCAGAGTTACCAGCTGTGCCCTGGAAGATTACGTTGCCGCTGCTGTCCTTAACTCTGAAATGCCCTGCATCTCCAGAAGCGTCAGCATTAGTGTCAGAAGTGATAGTACTAGCTGTTGCAACACCTGTGGATGCAGAACCGAATGCCGGATCGCTCATGGTTAACGTAGCTAGAAGTGTACCAGAATCCGCAGTAGCTGGGGTTGCAGGAGGTGAGCCTGTTCTCACTTCTAGTGTTCCTGCACCCGCTCCGCCGTCAACTAAGTCAACAATAGCGTCACAGGCTGCGTTTCTAGCCGAGGTTGAGATCTTGAAATTGCTTGCCATAAAATTACCTGAGATTATTTAGTTTTCGTAAACTAAGTAGTGGCCCTAGACTGGACCAGACTAGGCATACCATTTACTCAAATAGAGGGACAAAAAAAAGAAGCACTAGCCTAAAACTAGTACCTCTTTTATTTCTTTTTTATGGTCAATATTAATACAGAATCTTACTTAGGTTCAACAGGGTCACCGTAAATAACTGCTCTTGTTGTAAGCAAGGTTCCAGCTGCCGAAGCTGCATTAAGAACCGCAGATGTAGTCACCTTTACTGGGTCAATAATACCTTCTTTAACAAGGTCACAGTAATATCCTGTTCTAGCATTGTAGCCATAATTCTTATGTCTCTTGCTTGTCTGTAGCACAGCAATAACATGCTCCCCACTGATACCTGAATTCTGTGCAATAGTCTTAAGAGGTATAAGAAGACTCATAAGAAGGATATCAAAACCTACCGACTCTTCTAGTGACAATTCTGGCTTTCTAGCAAGTACATCCTCAAAAGCATTAAGAAGTGCGACACCACCACCCGGAACTATACCATGGGAAAGAGCAGCTTTAGTTGCGTTAATAGCATCTTCAAATCTGTATTTCTTTTCCTTCATTTCAGCATCAGTCTGCGCACCAATCTTAATAAGAGCAATGCTTCCATCAAGTTTAGCAAGCCTCAGCTTTAGCCATTCAATTTCCTGGGCACTGGTTTCACTAACAAGTCTCTCTTTAAGGTTGGCAACGTATTCAGCGACTGACGCTGGATCACCGTATCCACCAACAATAGAAGTTTCCTCTTTGTTGATAGTGATGGATTTTGCTTTACCCAAAACATCCATTGGAACATTTTCAAGCTTAGCTGCGCTTACTTCAGCAATGACCTTAGCACCGGTCAAAGCCGCAATATCCTCCATCCAGTCAGAAGCTCTCTTCCCGAAACCTGGAGCTTTAATACCAATCCAAAGCATACCATTGGATAGCTTGTTAGCTGCAAGGGTAGCGAGTGCATCTCCATCAATATCTGAAGTGATGATAAGAAGGGGAGCTTCTTTGAAGTTTTTGTGGTATTCGGTAAGGAATCCAACTAGTTCTTGCGCTGAAGAAATTCGTCTTTCAAAAACAAGAACGTTAGCTTCTCGCAACTCGCATACCATTCTCTTGGGATCTGTTACAAAAGCAGGGGTTGGGTATCCTCTATCGAAAGACATGCCCTTGTGGATTTCAATAACAGTCTCACTAGCTCTGGTTTCTTCAAAACCAACTAGACCGTTTTCACCCACTTCTTTGTAGGCTGTGGCAACCATCTTTCCAACTTCTGGGTCATTACCAGAGACCGTAGCAATATGGGTTACCATAGCCATATCCTTCAGAGAGATAGACGTGGAGTTTTTGGAAAGGTATTCCACAACCATCTGGGTTGCAAGATCAATACCTCTCTTAATATTGATACCATTCTTTCCTGTACCAAGATGCTTGATGCCTTGGTTAAGAATTTCTTGTGCTAGAACTGTAGAAGTAGTTGTGTTATGTGTAACAATGAAATTATCTGTAAAATACAGATTATCCTCATTACTTACCTTTATGCACTGCATTCGGGTAAATTCACCCGTAGGTATGACATCATGAATACCATTACCAAAAGTATCTCCCTTTAATTCATTGATTCTGTATATGGAAGTATTGGAGTATGATGAGTTAGGTTTTCTTTTTAGAAGAACGCATGATGCAGCTTTACCTAGACTTCTCAAGAGAGTAAGCATGTCTTCCCCCAACTGTGGGCTTATAGTTGAATACTCTAGCAACCCTCTGTTATTAATGTGCCCATCTGTGTCGGACAACCCCCTGAGTAGTGCTTCTCTCGATTTTAGATCTGAAAAAAGATAATCATATGGGATAAATTTAGTTCCACTATTGCACCCCAATAGCCCAATTTTTTGTACGAGATCATGGATAGTTTCACCATTTGGAGTTTTTCCCCTTATTTTAACTCTGTAGTAGTGTTTCTTTTCAACAAATCTCCAGCTAAGAGACAGCCCTTCAGGTAGTGTAATTCTATCAATTACATCTCTATCATTCGGCCCTAAAGACAATTCAATAGAACCAGTACCAGTTAGAGCCCCATCGCCTATGAGTAGCCCTACAAGATAAGGATCCAGAACGAATTTTTTGTTCGAAAATTCTGCAAAAGTCCTGGGAGTATAAAATTTGTGGAGATAATGCCCATCTCCGTTAAATTTGTGTACACCACTAGAAAGAATTTCCTTAGTGGTCATAATCACCTCAGTCCCTCTGGAAGCCTTTTTCAAAAACCAAAGATGATCCTCACAACATTCAACCTCCCGCCCATCGGTGAATATGACTTTATAAATTTCTTTTTCACCTTTTGGGTAGACAGCTAGAACTGTTTGTATCGTACCGCCGGTACCGCAAAGCTCATCCCCTACTTTTAGAGAACCCATAGGAACAAAGCCACTAGGGGTTAGGACTTTACTGTAAAGAGGTTGTGGGCCGTCTCCCGCAGAATCATTGGTTTTTGATGCTGCCTGTTTGATAATCTGGGCACCCAACTGTTCAGGTCCACCATTAACTCGCAGCTCTCTGGCAACAGTAACACCGTCTTTAGTTACGATTGGTGGGAGCCATTCACTGCCCTGATCAATAATAACATTGTGACCACCGGGGCCAAGAGTCACTTTTACAGCTTCAGCTAGCTTATCCGCACCCTGCTTGAGGGCCTTCATAGCTTCATCATTATAGAGAACTTTATTTGTATTAACCATGGCTAAAAAACTTTACCTACTCTTTATTATTGCTGTAATAAAGAAAAACTGCCATAGCGTCTGATATAGCTTCCCTCCTATCTTTAGTGACACTTTCGCAGTGCTCTTTTATGGAAGGGAACTCTTTTAATACTGCGTTGTACACAGCATCCTTCTCAGCGTTGGCATCACCAGTTAAATTTTCTTTGATATCCTTAGCTCTAAATACGTTTAATGGTATGTTAAGGAAAACGTGAATTGAAAGCACTATTGCTCTCACACCATACAGTGCTTTGGCTGCATTAAAGCTTTGTGCCCCAATAGGAATCTCAGCGTGCATCTGATCAATCTTAAATCTGGAAAGGATTCCTTGTAGTGTTGTAGCGATGTAATGAAGCCTTTCTGCGTCATCATCAGTTACTTTTTTCTCCCCTTTCTTTGCTTTATCTGTCCTTATACATCCTGCTTCGAGAATTGTTCTTTTTTTATCGTCGTACACTACATACCCAAATGCTTTAAGGGATGGGTCCATTGAAAGGTGAATCATAATTAATCAAAAACAGCTGTACTAGCGTCATCTGATAACGCAGCCATGGGTGAGCTTTGCCACCTAAATCCTGGCCAAGTTTTGTCAAAGCAGTCTATAAGATCTGCTCCTGACGTATTATCCACCTCAACATCTCGAGTGCTCAACGTAATATAGTCAGGCCCCTCTAGTGGCATATTGGCGGTAAAAGTTATTGCTGACGATGAACTGGTATAGACATACAAAGTCCAATCAGCGTACAGATAATCTCCGTACCTATGTGTGTAATCAATAACGGTAACTATACCGGAGGATGCCACAGCTTCATAAGAATAATCACCACAAAATACTGTACCCCGCCTGGGTTCATAATATCTTGTTCTTATTATATCATTCTCATCAACTGTTAACATTTCCCTGGCTGTTTGGATTTTATCAATATTTCTTAGCGAAACATAATTAAAGCCAGAACTAGCAGAGGTAGATCCGGTATGTCGCTCACTAACTGAAATATTCGATAGACCAAGTGATGAAGATATTGCATTTCTTGTACTCTCTATAGATTGATCTTTGGCAAACCAACTGCACCCTAGCACTCTTTCTGCTAATTGTGCTGAAGATTCGTGTTGTTTTCTCTTTAGACCGAACCACAACGCTTTCTCGTCTATGGAAGTCCATAGGGGAACCAAATCAGCTGTATAGATTTTCCCATCAGTTAGCAGATTCAGTGTAGTAAGTCTTGCAGCAGCATCCCTAGAATAGGATCTAACTGCACACTCTTCAGTACTCGAAAAACCTAAGAATCCATCAGATCTTACTTCTGTTGGATGAAGAGGAATCCAAGTCTGTGTAGTTGGATTTTTAAAGTGTATAAGTGTAGTACTATCAAACACCGAACCACTAGCAGCAAAATGCCAACCACTAACAACTATTGTAGAAGATTCTAGGAGGCCAAAACCGTTTAATAGGACTTCCTGCCCACTCTTTTGATAACTCCATTTGTTGGAATAAATCAAGGTGTTAGTTGACGTAGCAGATTGTAGCTCAACATAACCTGAACTAGTCTGTACGTAGATGGGTAGTTCAGAATTAACATTAGAAACATACCAAGCGAAGTCTGGTTCAGCTAGGTCAAATCCTAATGCTCTGGTGTAGTAAAGAGATTTAAGACTTAAATTCATCAAAGCCCTTTCCTCATTCATTAAGAAGAAAAGGGCTTGGAATGTTGATGATGGCTTTAAGAATGTATCTGCCGATAGAGACCAAGAAAAGGGGACAACCCCGGAGGCGGAAGGGACGGTGAATGTGCCAACGGGGTTGGAGCTAAGCTCAGGAATTTCAGGGAGGGTATCTAGGTCTGGGTAAGAGTTTGAACTGAACCAACGCGGAGACCTACCAACGGCAGGAGTCCACGCATCTCTAATTTTAGGGGAGAACAGGCTCCAATTCATTATCTAATGACCAAACTTCTAAGTTCAATTCGGTCTCCTAACCCGATCTTTACCTCTCCATCAATAGTAAGAGGGATTTCGTCAAGAGCACCAACAATAGCTGCATCAATGATTGCTGGGCTAGCTGCAGCAGCTACGGATCTTAGTTGAGACAGGAATAAAGAACCATTTCCTGTACCGTTCTCTACAGGAAGATTTCCAACCCTAGCGTTAATAATGCTTCTTATTAACTGCCTATCCAGTTCTTTGTTTGAGGCTGAAGGATTGAATCTCAGAGTTAAAGTGAGATCAAGCTGTCGTATCTTAGGAGCTTTTACAACAAAATCAATACCAGCATTTGTTGTATCAGAAAGCAGAGCCCTACACTCTTCCACAACAGACTCAGTTTGGGATGAATGGTACGGGGTGATGATGACATCGAATGTACCAGTACCTCTTGCCAGATTGATCAACATTGCATCCTTAACACCATCAATGGTTCTTAAAAGAGCTGTGGTATTAGGGACTGTAAGTGAGTTTCTTCTAAGAAGATCTTGAAGGATTCTTTCTCTGTAACTTGTATCCGATTCTCTAGCAGCACCGTTTTGAATTGGAAGGATGTTTGTTACTGACAAAGCTGTAGTCGGGGCACTGTGTCTATTAATGTCTCCGATTGCTACGTTAAATGCTTGCCCAGGCTGTGCAGCTGTGGCGTGTACATCAACTGATGCACCCCCTGCTAAGGTAGCCCCCTCTATGGTAAAGAAAGCTATAGAGGGGTCACTATCTTTGTAGACTCTGGTTCCTACAGGAATTGATAGTGAGGTACCCCCAAGATTTGTAAATCGAATAGATGGTGTGCCACCTGTTGTGGTGGCTTTCGATTCAACCTTTCTTGGGACCCCAAACATAAGACCCATATCATCCAGAGAACCACCTGTAGCGGTTGTCAAGGATGACTGGGTAGTGAGTTCATCTATGTATGCCCACTGAGAATCTATTTCAGCAGCCATTATATTAACCAAGACACCAATTGCAGAACTTTCTAGCCCTGCAGTTAAACTGGTCTCGTTAAGAATTCTTACATAAATTCTCTCTTTTATTTCCTGTAATGTAGGTCTAGGAGTAGGCATTTATACTAATTCTCTGTACGCAAATAGAGCGTTACTTTTGATCCACTAATTCACCGTAAAGTTTTACTATAATTTGGTTCTCTTCTGCAAGTATTTCAAACGCTTTGAAATAGTAATAGCGATAGGTGCTCTTCCTATCTATTTCAGTTTCCACAATGTATGTTTTACCTGCTGATAGAAGTTTGTCAGAGAACTTGTCTGGAGATACGTGAAGCTCTACACTGTCTTCGTGAAATACAGCATGTCTAACTCTAAAGCAAAGTTTTCTATTGAAGATTTCATCTAACCCAGGTATAGCGTCAACTAACCTATAAAGAAAGAATGATGTTTCCATTATCCGAACGCTCCTAGGCAGCAAGCCTTGTATTTTAATCCAGAACCACAGGGGCAAGTATCATTTCTACCTACATTGCCGAAGGTAACAGGGTTAAACTTAAACGGAACATCAGGAGGGCCCAGCAATCCTTTAGCTGCTTTTTCAAACATAGAATTCCAAGCTATCGGCCATAGGTGGAAGTTATTTTCCAAACTAAACCGCGACAAAGCTAATTGTCTACCTTTAACCTTCCTTTCTAGCAACTTATCTGGGTTGGAAACCAGTTCTCCTACAGCATCAACCCAGGTTGAGTGCATGTTTCGTCCGTTACCAACTAAATTGACAGTATCTGGATAAAGCCTATTAAATCTAGCATAAGGACCAACATTGGATGCAACCACAGCCATGCCCGCAGCCATGTATTCTGTTATCTTCAGTGCTGACTTACAAATATTGAATTGGCATGGGACAATAGGAGCTAAACCAATATCACCCCGTAAACCATCTGGATAATCCAAAAAGTGTCTAGGTGTGATCTTGAATACCCTATCTAGTGGTATTTTAGCCCTTTCATTAGCTGCCTCAAACAACTCCCAGGCACCATAATACGCAAACATTGTTTTAGGATACATCTCAAGGATTCTCTTAATGTGAGGGAATACCCCAATAAGATCTTCCATGTGAGTAGCACCACCAGCCCATGTCAGAACAATGGAATCACCCCACTCCTTAGGTCTATCAATGTGGAGTGGTTTAAAGACAGGTGTCTCCCCATTCCAATCAACATCTATGTTCCAATTTCTTAACGAAAAGTCAATGTAGTTTTCTATGATAGATATGTTAGTGTTGAATCTTGCATAGGCTCTGGCCAACTCAGGGGTGGTTACTGTCAACCCATGAGAAGAAGAGATGAACTTTTCAACAGCTAGTAAACTCTCAGAATTTCTATAGTACACAGAATATGCCGGAGAGGTTCTTAGAACATTATGCAGGTCATCATCAAGTTCGTAATAAACTTTTTTCCCTTCAAATTGAAGTCTTCTAAGATTGTCGTACACCTCCGTACTGCACTGTCTAGGTGCAACTATAACATCTGAGTTTGTAAGCCCAGTAATATTTTGAACTGAGCTGTAATCAACAGTTGCGCCATGCTGCATTAGTAGGTGTATGGGATTCACGACCCTGTAGTACCCACAAGCACCAATGTCAGCTGTTAATCCAGCAACATTGAGCCACGAATATCTAGTAGATACTCGGTTCATAGGTAGAGCTTTCCTAGTTGTTGTAACTTGTTTTAGAAGCTCTTCCTTCTCTAAATTTTCAGCCATCTCAATTATATTATTGGTGGCTTGGAATCTTTTTAGCCGTTAGTTATAGATCTTGCAGAAACATTGCCAGTTTTAAGATCTAATTCTGCAGTTACTATAACTTCTCTACCCCTATCTTCGACTGATGGGAATTCTACAGTTATAAATACTTCTTCCGCTGATAGTTGAATACAGGTTACTGTAGGGTTGTATATTAGCTGTGAATTTATAAGCTCGGTACTTATAACAGCTTCTATCATATCTCTAGTTTCTCGAGAATTTGGTTTACCGATAAATCTTTCCAAATCAGCACCCACTCTCGGGACTAAAGTCCAGTCCCCTTTTTGTGTCTTAAGTATAAAGACAATTTGTTGGGCGATAGCTTCATCACCCTCTACTGTCTCAAAGTCACCGTTGGCTCCAATGACAAACTCACCATCTGCAGTCATTTTCAGATCTTTCATTAACTTATCAACTCCTCAAAAACTAAATAGCTGTCATATTCTGGGGTGTCCTGTATATCAACTTCTTCAAAAACACCTAAAAGCTCAAAAACTTCAGAGGCTGGTAAAGTATTTATAAGATCACCTGATTGTAATGCTTTGGTTTCACCTTGATTATTACCAGGAACTTTAATAAATCCGATGCCTTCTAGGTTTTGAAGGGATTTTGCGGATATGAATAGAGAACCGTTATGAACTTTCTCAGTGAACCTCTTTCCATTAAGCACAAATGATTGTGGGGTTGCACAATTAACATTAATGGAATTTGCATTGAGGGATAGGGTTGAGGATATGGTATACAATCCACCATCCATGTTCCCAATTAATCTTGTAGGTCCTGCGTATAGATCGAACTGACCTTGATCTCTAAGCATAGAACCTATTGGAAGTTCTGGGTGTCTCTGCCCTATTTCTGTATCAGAGTAATTGAGCAGAATGTGTCTAAGAGATTCGTTCGTAAACCTCTCTTTATAACTATCAATTGCTATTCTTACTTGATCTAAGTAATTCGATTCCATTATTTTGCCTTTGGTGGTGCAGCTTTTTGTACCCCAAAGCCGCCTAGAGTTGGGTCAAGGGCTTTAAATCCATTGTCTACAAGTTGTCCAGGGTCTCCTGTTTTACCACTTAAACCACCTTTTAGAGATGGGGTAATTGGCTTAGATCTAGGGGTAAGTAATCCAAGAGAGGCAAGTTTAGCCCTATCTAAGAAAGACAGGGAACTGCTTGGTTTTAAAGCAGTACCTGTAGCTGCGTTAGTTCCATTTGCAGTTTGTCTAAGTCTGTCTTCTTCTACCTTCGCTCCACTGCCAGAAATCATAGGTGGAACAGCCGCGTCAGGATTTGACTGAACTGTAGCCGTACCTGGAAAATAGGTTGATCTTTGTGCAACAACTGTTGGTGCGATATTTTTCCCAGCTGCGAAAACAACTTCCATTTCAGTAGCGTTATCTCCATGAGTAGAACCAACAGAGGTTTTCCCAGCATTATCCGAGTACACCCCACTACTAACTTTCGGGTTCATGATAGTCTTTGTGTCTGTTCCTTCTGGATTTCTGATTACTACCGCTGTACCAATTTTTCCCATATCAGCATCTTCAGCCCACTTTCGCATCTCATACCCGTTGAGGCTGGTAGTAGCTTTTACCCATGGATTGTCTAAGAGGGAACCCACCACTCTTTTAGGGTCCACTAAGAGACCACAGGAATAAGATGGGTTTAGCCTGTTAGTTTGGGTTGCAATTTCATCTATTTTTTGTGATAAGTATCCCATTATTTCGGAACTCCGTAAAACTCCCAATGCCATGGTTCTTCCAAACCACGACCATCCCGCATCTTAGCAGGATTATGCCAGCCAAATTCTGGGCCGACTCTATCTAGCCACTTGTATAACTTAGTTTCACGCATCTTAGCAGCTTGTTGTATATCTCTTTGTGTGCCCTGGCTGTTGAAGTATAGTTCTCTTATATCAACAGCTAGTCCGAGACCATGGTTGGAGTGCCCAGGTCTTGCTTTTCTTTTTCCAGGTATAGAGGCTTGATGTTCGTAGCTTCTGTACGCTGAAGAAACTGTCAGACCATAACCTTCTGCCCTGGCCCTAGCTTTTAGCTTAACCCAGGCATCGGCAGCGTCTGGACGAAGATAGTGTAATCCTCCATACCACTTGTCACCTCTTTTAGCTATACTGGCCATAGCAGATAACGGTATCTTACCGTTACTGTAGCCACCCCATGCAGAAGGTAATGTGCCAACTGTGTATTCTTTAGTTCCACTAGGGGCTCTGTAAACAGCTGGCCCACCTGAACCACCTTCATCAGATGTTTCTATAGGCTCACCTGAATAACCTATTGACTCTTGTTGTGTGCCCGCAATAGGTGTAACTAATTCAAAAGACAACGATCTATCAAGAGATAGTTGTTCGATTTCTGACAATCTGTGTGTTTCTAAAATTACAGACAAAGTATCAGCAGAATTAGTAGGCAATCCATCTTTATTTTCCACTCTTATACTCCTGATATTTTTTCAGAATCTTTGTAACATAATTCTGTGTCTCTTTAAAAGGTGGAATTCCTTTATATTTCCTTACGTTTCCAGGACCAGCGTTGTACGCAGCTAGAGCCAATTTGACCTCTTTAAAGGTCTTAAATTGCATAGCTAGGTATTTAGCCCCACCCATCAAATTTTGTTCTGGGTCCCAGGGGTCTTTAACCCCCAACATTCTGGCTGTCGGGGGCATAAGTTGAGCCAAACCCATAGCACCAACTCCAGATCTACACTTTGGATTGAAATCACTCTCAGCCCAAATAAGTGCTTCAAATAATACTGGGTCCAATCCATGCGCATTAGCAGCTTTGTAAATCAACTCAGTGTACTTACTTCTAATCTTGGTAGGCTGCTGAGTTCCATCTTTGTTCATTAAACTCCCTCTTGATGGCGAACCACCAGGAAGAGGTTTATCTACAGAACCATCAGCAGAAACATTAACAGAAAATGAGCTGTCACTTGTTGGATTGTTGGTTGCCGCAGTTAGGGAAGTAGGTGTCTCAGTCCACAAAGCTTTGTCAAGAGATAATAGATCTATTTCATCTAGTCTGTGCTTTTCCAAAATAGCATCTAGTAAATCTCTATTCGTTTCTGAGGGGTTTGCCGATAGGGGATTACCTTCTTCCATTTACTCTCTTATCCTCCACTTCTTTCATCTTTTGGATGTAAAGATTGTCAACATCCGTATTACCGTACTCAGGTATCTCAACACCAAGTAGAGCAGACAGAATGAATGAAAGCTTCAAACCATCTGTAAAGGGGATGCTGGGTTCAAATTTACCACTGAGAAGTTTATCGAAGTAGCCTGGGTCGTCCCCAACTACTGCTCCTTGATGTCCTCTAATTCCAGCTACAAACGGAATTGAGGTACCATTGGATTGAATACTTCTAAGTGGAAATATTTTTACAGCCTGTCTAGCCATAAGTCTAGAGTTAATACCTTGTATAACTGTTTGACCGATGCTAAATCTCACCACTTCAAATGCTAGTCTAGCAATTACTCCGGGACCAATTGCTGACAAAGCCAATGACAATCCTGATATAGATTTGGAAAGAAGTTTTGTTGCTCGCCTCAATCTGACACTATCAGACAGCGCAACCTCTGCCCCCTTCAACATATTTACAAGTCTAACAGGTGATGTAGCTGCTTTGAATCTAGCAGCTGCCCAGGCTTCTTCAATAACTTCATCGGTAACTTGGATAGTTCCTGGATCAATTAATGGTCTCAGTTTTGATTCATTTCTTAGGAGAGCAGATATTTCAGATAGCCCATCAGTTGCAGAATCTCCTGCAACAGCTAGATCAGCATCAATCAAAGTTTGATTTAGCTGTTTTACTACCTTATTTTCTACTAGCCTAATAATTTCCTGCTCAGATAGCTGAGATGTAGCTGGGTTTGCTTTTAGTTCTCTCAACATCTCTATGTAAAGATTTTGAGAATTATGGATAATAGAAACCAATCTCTCAAAATCAAGGCTAACACCTGGAATATCCCTGAGAATCTGTCCAACGTTTATACCAGACTCATTAGCATAAAGGAAGACTGCAGAAAGATTTTCTGAGGCCTCGATTGCCTGTCTTGTTTTCTTAAGTTGTTCTATTCGTAGAGACGAGAATAATCCCTTTTTACTTGCTTCTGCTATTGCCGCCATTCTAGCATCAATAGCAGAAAGAATTTGCGTCTTTACAGTGTTAGTAAGATTTTTAGAACCCAAAGCCTCAGCTACTGTGTACCTATTTGTTAACTCTTTTAACTCCAATATCCTTGCTGAGAATGGATTTGAAGAAAGCTTTTTAAGTGAAAAAGCCATAGCAGCCCAGGCAGCTGAACCTATTACATACTGACCAGCCTTAGCTAACGGCCCACTTGAATGCGCCACAATCAACCTCTGGCCGATAATTGCTGAGTGTGGGAGAGCTACACAGTCTGGAGAAATTAAGGTAACAAAGCCTGTAGAGGAATCCATTCTATGAATAACATCCCCTATAAAAACAGGCCCCTCCATACCGTTGTAGGCATCGTTAAGGAGAACTAGATCGTTTGGTTTCATAGCTGATTGACCAGAAATAGAAAACCATCCTTGATACATTTCCTTAACAGAATTACACAAAGCATTAACAACAGAGTTTTCGATAGCAGGGGTATCTGGAGTTTCATTTATAAACTCAGAAATTACCGGAGTCCATGGAGTCCAACCTAGAACTGAGTTAGCTATATTAGCTGCACCCTTTGCAACTGTATTTGTGAAACCTCTTTGAACGGTTGTTACAAGAAGACCGGTATCAACCAACATAGTTCTTCGAGTACTTGGTGATATATCACTGTCCACACAATACGTGATTGTTTTTACAGGGGTATCTCTAGATATCCAACCATTAAACGTATGTTGCCCTTTAGCATCAGTGTACACATCTTTTTGAGATGGAACAATGTTGTTGGAAAGGAGGTTGAGTCCTGTTACTGCTGGCCATGCTTGAATATATGGTTTCCAATAAAGGTGTTTTACGAAATTTTCAACATCCCTCAACATTGTTGGGTCTGCATTGTCCACTATTGTTTGATCATTTGTAGTCAAAATAGCACCAGCACTGCTTGGGGTGTACGTGAAGTCTTTTAGTTTTTGTGTTCGTAAAATACCATCATCACCTAAGGTCATGACTAGCGCATATGTAGGGCCTCCATTCTTTGGATTGAATATACCAAAGCCCCACTTTGCTTTTTCATCGGACCCTAGATATTTTTTCTTCAGTTCTGCTAAAAGATTAGCAGCTAAGGATTGTCCGAATAGGCCAGCTACTCCTGCAATGATTGTAGCTGTGTCTTCCTTTTTATCAAACACATTAAGGTCTACAAGAGTAGCTACATTTTTCTCATTTTCGAGAGTTTCCTTAAATGGGCCGTCTGGGAGGATTTCGAACTTAAGTTCGACTCCTTTGGCTTCTTGCGTAGGAAACCCTTTAGGAGAGGTATTGCGTGGGGTAGAGCCATCAATAGATGGTACGCTGTTAGCAGTAGTAGATCTAGATGCTGTGTAAAGAGAGGAAACATTATTTTGTCCTAGTATAGATGGAGAGTACGCGTAGTTAAATGGGTACCACCACCTTCCAAAAAAGAGAGTTGATCTTGTATGGAAGGGTTCTGGTGATGTGACGTAATCCATAACAGCTTGGGCGCAGACTTGTGCAGTCTTCCAAACTGTAGGTTCATGTACAGAGACACTAATTAGTGTAGTGTCATCCCAGTTGTACAGTGCGTTTTTGTTAAAGGTATTCTTGATGAAGTTGAATGACTGTGACAAGTGTTTTCTTGACGCACCATACATATTCATCATAACTTCAGGAATGGAGTATGACGTACCACCGAAGATTATCTCTCCGAAGTGCGGGGCAACTCTTGTTACTCCATATCTACCTTGTGTTAAAGCAGCTACGAACATCGAGTTGGGAATCATACTCTGAACAACGATTTGGCTGGGTTCGGTACCAGCCCCTAAAAATCCTTCTTGACTTCTGTATGCAAAACCATTATCAACTTTTACAAGTCTATCAGTAACTGGGTTATTAAGCTCAAAGCCATCCCCAGCTGCTTTAATAGTTACTTCTCCTTGTCCACCAATTGGTGCATCAATAATTGTACCGTTAAATACTACTGGAAGGGTTGAGGCGTTGGACCCATAACCCATTCTTACTTGGATTCTCGCTCCAGCAGTAAGTGCTAGTTGATTAAGATGGTTCGTGGCCCAAGTCTTCAAGAGTCTTGGGTCAGGTTCCTTAGAAATAGCTGCGGCCCAGAAACGTCTTAGTGCGCCCTCGATAGACTCGAGCGGTGTTCCTGCTCCAAGACCAAAAGTACTCTGGAATCTATTATTAGAATCCACAGCTATTTCCTGCCTCAATGCCTCCATTTGTGTGTATCTAGAGATGGAGTAGAACATATTAGAGTATGTTACAGAACAGCTATGCGCAGGGTCTTTCCTACTCTTAAATACTTCAATATTTGTGATGCCAGCTCGTGTGTAGAATTGGTCCCACAATTTAACAGAACCTTCCGCAAAGTAGAAACCTTCGTTTACAAGGAGAACACAGAATGACGGATAGGCTTGGACAAACCTACCAAACACAGAATACCGTCTACAGTCAAACATGGAGCCCCATGCAGAAGCTTCTGAATGAGGTTCAAGACCGAACTTTAACCTTACCCTGAGTTCTGCATCCTGCTCAGCTGAGACAGGATTATTAGGGTCACCCAATACTTGTATGTCAGCTGTAGTTTGTGTTACTTCTCCTCTGGACATTGATACCCTTATCTTATTTCCTGAAGGAGTAAGGGAGGTGTTTGCATATTCAGTGTTAGTTTCACTGTCAGTAAGAATCAATGCGTTGAAGGGATCGAAGTAGGCATCCACCTTACTTAGATATTGTCCAGGAAGTCTCACTGATCCTAAGACTCTGCAGACCTCAATATATGCTGTCCAATACGTATCAATATCTGACGCTAAAGCAGTCTTGGCCAAAGCATTAGTTATGATTTCAGCACCTTTAATAGAGAACTTGGTTTCTGGACTATTAAGCTTGCTAGCTGCCTCTTTCAAGACGTTGTAGAAAGTCTGTTTGTTAAGTCTAAACTTATCAGACGAACCACCTGGCTCTGATGTACCTATACCATCTGTACCAGTAACATACAGTGCTCTTCCTTTATATGTAAGCTGAGCTACTGTAGCAGCTAAGGCTAGTGTTGGAACGTTGTTAAGTCTGTCTAAGTTTCTTCTAAATTTCTCACAGAATAATTCTACTTGTTCTGCATTTGATAATTTAGAAGCTATATCCACCGACAGGTCACCAAAACCCACACCGTTGCTGTCAACAGTTTCGTTCTTTATAGTGCCAAATCCAGTTCTTCTTAGGAAGAAAGCTCTAGCAATATTTGGATCAATTCTGTATTTACCAGCAATGGAGTTAAACATATCCTGGGTGTTAACCAAAGCTTCAGTAGTGGTGGCACCCAAAGCCGCCAATGGTGTTGCCACAATCTCTGTACCACCATATCGGATTGCGTATTTTCTTGTAGCATGGATTGATCGTGGAATATATCCCCATTCAGAAACCAGGTCGTCATGTCCTGTCTGAAGGAGGGCTATCTTTGATTCCTCTTCTATCTCTTTTAGGGATTTACCACCTACTGGAAGGACTCCGTTTAATCGTGCAGAGATATAGCTGGCATCCATGGGAAGATTGTCAGCAAGATAGTTATACTTTCCAAAGTCTCCAACACTTCCCCCAATAGCAGAGTAGGTTGACACAGGTTGTGCAGTAAAGAGGAAGCCTGAGTTTATTAAACTCTTGTAGAAACTAATACCGTCTTTAGAAGCAAACCCTATACCACTGCCACCATTAAGTCTAATATTAGAATCCTTTAAGGCATATGAAGTGTTAACTTCAGCTCGTTTTCGTCTCCATGCGATAGAAAGAAACTCTTCTAAACTTCCGTCAAACTCAGCTGGGGTAACCCCTGTGTTAGCAGCATTACTGTCAAAGGCAGATACCTTAACATTAGGATTAATGTAAGGACCCTTTAAGTATTCTGGGTTGCTGTCTTCAAATGTCTTTGTTTCATCAACAGGTGAGACATTGGTTGGTGTTGTCCACCATGCTCCCGGATACTGTTCAAATTTAGCACCCTCAACCTGAGACATTGTGGCATCATGTGCTTGTTTTGCTAGAGATGGTGGGTATGAGTTCTTAGCAGCACTTATCAATTCATCTTCAGTGGTAGACGCCCTAGATGAAAGGTAGTCTGAAGAGAACATGGTTGTGGTGCCGAAGAGTGGAGAGAATTCTTGATAGAACGCTTCTAAACCATTTTCCTCTACCTTATCGGAGGAGAAACCAGGAAGCCTTCTTCCAAATTCCTGCATAGCCAACTTATCGAGCAATGCTCCCCAAGTTTTATTAGGGTCATAGAAGAAGTAGAAATCCGGGTCTACAAATGATCCAGTGTAAGAAGTTCTTTTAGTAGTATCCCTCTCCTTAAAGTGGGACATTATAGTAAGGCAGTCATTATTTTGGAAGAAGTGTTCTAGGTGGTCAACTACCTCAGCTTCAGTGGCTGAGAGTGTTGATTTAGGTCTAGGTACTTTATTGATCTTCCTGTAAATAGCCTCTTCTCTAATAATATCTATCCACTTATCAAGAATAGTTTTAGTAGGGAGACCCATGTCAGGCAGTATCTCAAGACTCTTCAAAGAATCTTCTAAAGAGAAATATTCCTGAGCCTTTTGTATGAGAGGGTCTGGGGTTAGATCTCCTGGGGCTTGGTAATTTAGAACTGCTGCCTGTGTTTGAAGAGTTGTTTCTAAGAATTTAACTCTTTCAGATGCCTGAGTCTTAGGATTGAACTCAAGGAGTGCCATTTCGAATTCCCACACATTAGGTTGTTCTGGGATAGAGTCAACCCGCAATGATACAGGCATAACAAAGTCAACACCCATGAGTTGGAATACTTCATTTACCACTCGTACAAATGGTGTGCTATCTGGATTATTCTTTATAGAACCTGCGGAGGGGCCAGAAAAAGTTAGATGACATCTCCTATCAAATTCCAGTTTTAGTGCCTCTAATCTTTCTTTGGCAGTCTTTGACAGACATTTTCCTTTTATAGAAAACTCTGCAGTACCACCGCCTAAGAATTGATGCTTAGGTATATGACATCCCTGAACATGTTGTGTAGAAAGATTATTAGTCCTAGTGGACATTATGGATTCAATTATTAGGTCAGTATTCCCTATCCCTGTATCCATAAAGACTTCAGAATCTACTAAATCTTCTTCCGCTAAAATCCTATCAAAGTTCTTTCTCTCTGACATAGACGGAATAGTGGCTTTTGTTTTAGCTTGATTCAAAAGCTGATTAATTGATCTTAATAGCGATGATTCATTTTCTACCTTAACATCGAGAACTAGTGCAAAGTATTCCCATGGGTTGTTCTTGATATGGGTAATCATGTCATCAGTTAGTGGGTTGATTGAGGGCAGCGTCCCTAACTGACTAGTTGGTTCAGCTCTTTGTTTTTGTTCATCTTTCAAGAACTGATCAATTAGGGTTGAAATGTCTCCCTTACTGGCCACAACGTCAATCCAACTAAACTCGTTAGACCCTCGTGTTTTATAGTTAGTTATCCCAACTTGATTTGTTACAAAGCTGCTTGATCTGTCAAGATTAACGGTACCACTTTGTGGAAGGAATGTTCCGTTACTGGAGAATCGGTTTCCTGAAAACTTTTCCCATCTAACTAGTCCTAAAAATTGACTGTTTTGCTGGAGACTAGAATAGTTAAATTGGTCTTCAAATTTAACTACAGCGATCTTTCTGCCAGAACCAGCCAGTACTTCCGACTCTACCAATTTAGCATTGTTAGAAGAAATAGCAGCACCTCTAGGTTCTGTTATGAGAATTTTTAATGTCTCTAGTGTATCAACCTCTGTGTTTAATAAGGTTGATTTAAACTTATCAGCCTCATCTACAATTCTGTTAATAACCTTTTTAGATGGGAGAGACATTCTAAGTGAGCCGTTGAGCGTTGTTAGAATTGGGTTATAGGTTGACTTTTCGTTAGAACCTGTCCAAAGTTTAACCAGAGGCCAGCAAACAATGTCATCCATGGTTACTTGATAACCAGACTGGCTCTCTTTGCAGTCTTTGACCTGGCAGTAAATATCGAATAGCAGTGGTTCTAGAGAAATCTGCACATTCAAGACTGATGGGTGCCCAGGCACAGTAGCAAGTGAGTAAGATCTCACTGCAAAATCGTGGTACGGGATGTCCCCATCCCCTGGGGTAAACCCAAATGGACCACCTTGGCACGATATAAACGGCAGTAACAATAGTTGATCAAAAACCTCCTTTACAGAGGTTCTTACTTCCTCAGCATCTGTAGCAAAATAGTTAATGGTATACGTTTGAAAGGCTAATCCCGTACCTTTCTTAATGGACCCAGATTCTCTAAGAGTGGGGCTCTGCTCTATATAGCTGGTTCTTTGAGATGTAAAGAACTGAATTGGTGCTGAGAATACAGCATGACCTATTCTTGTGTTGGAGGTTCCCAGTATGCCTGGAACTTTAACAGGTAAAAACCTCGATTCTTCCATCAATCCAGGCCAATTATCTGTAGGATAGACTGTAGTTAAGTCTTCCTTTTCTTTCTTCTCATCTTCAGCCTTTCCTTTGGTTGTAGTGGGATTTTCTATTCTACTAGACTTTCTTTCTCCACCAGACAACACAGAAGCTTCAGAGCCTGATATTGACTTCTCTACTGGAATCTCAACAAAAATTTTATCAGAGATAAGGTTGCTTCTTAGTTCATCACTTATTCCAGGCCCCAAAGCTGCGGCCACGATATTTTGAGACAGATTAAGTGTCTTAACAATTATGGCAGCTTGACTGCTTGTTGCTGATACCTTATAAATCTTACTATCAGCAGTCTTTATTTCAAAGACAACTTTAGTACCTGATCTACCTATATTAACCAACTGACCCTTAACAGTGTTGGTTGTTGATTTGATAAGATTTGAGAGTGAGGCTGACAGCATGTTAAACCATTCTTGTTAAATTCGAAACACTGGACCGTACCATCACAGTGTTAAATGTCGCTTTCTTTATTTCATTTGTTCCTACAGGTCTTTCACCAGACATCTCTGTCTGATCACCTGAATCACCGGCTTGGTTTTCCACTTTAAAAGATTGGTGGGCCATAGGCGCAGAATTGATTCTTCTTCTATGTCCGTCTGCAACTATTCTATGCACCAAGGAGTGAGCTACTGGAATAGTTACAGAAGAACCAGCTAGTCCAATTGTGTCCTTGTTTAAAAAATACTCGATCTGTGGTACATTTTTAACTGCTTGAGCGAATCTTTCAGATAACAGGCTGAGTGATCTATTTCCTGTGTGTTCTTCAATTGCGCCAGCAAGAGCTCTAAATCCAGAAGGTACTAATTTTTTTGCCGCAGTAAACGCAACAATACCCGCTACAGCAGTTAGAGAGTTAACAAGGATAGCTGTACTAGGACTGTCACCATGGTCAATATCGGAGTACATTCCCGCAGCGAATGTTGCGGTGAAAAATGTTGAATTCCTGATCATTCTTGACTTCAACTTATCTTTAGTTAGAAAACCTGTTCCTATACTGGCGGCGGCAGACACCATACTGGCCGTAAATAGGTGAGATCTTTGTTCTGCTTTATCCTCAGAAAGCGGGTTTAACGCATTTCCCGCATCTGCTAATTGATCAGTAATATCTTCCATTACAATGCCTGTCTTAGTTGCTCCATAGCTGTTTCTCTGTGATCATTCTTTCTAAAGTCTTTATTGTCTACTCGTACTTGAACTGGTCTAGCTGTTCCAGTAATCATATCGTACACTTTGGTTTGTATAGCTTGTTTCTCTCTTTCAGACTGAACATAGGATGTCATATTCACTGTTGTTTGGAAGGGGGCTTCCTGACCCATAAAGACTCTGGTACCAGATCCAGTGCCGGGTATCTCTGAATGGGCCGCTATGACCCCTGGAGACTGTTTGCTGGCGTATCCACCACTATACTCCTCTTTAGGTCTGCTGCTTCCTGCAATAAGAGCTAACAAACCTCCTACAGCTAGTAGAGGTACCGTAACTTTTTTGAGTTCCATTTCACTGGCAATCTTGTTGCCAAGAAGAACAGTATGTTGTACTTCCTTCAACGATATATCCTCAGAAGCATTAGCTGCAAGTGAGGTAGCTTGGTTGACTATAGTGCTTTGCATTTCAGTCAACGTTGGGGCGGAAGCTTTTGCTGTTTGAGCAGCATTCTGGTACTTCAAGAACACTGAATGAACCAGTTCAATAGGGTTAGTTGTCTGAGAACCCAATTTAACGACTTCTTCAGATTCTTTAACAAATGCATTTAAGGCTATGGCTTGATCTCTTGGCGATAAACCAGACTTAAAGTATACATTTCTCAGTTCACCTGTTTTATCAAAAATATGTTGCAATACATCCGAACCACCTGTACCTTGAGTGGTCATTTCATGTATTCTTCTCAGTGCATCATTTGTTAATTCATCAACCTTCTCTGAACCTAATTTAGAGATGGCATTAAAATCTAAGGAGTCAGGTGTTACGTCAGAGAATAGAGTGTGTGCGGCATCACCTAGTTGATTTTGTGCTCTCTTTATAGATGCGGCAGTTGCAGAAGATGCAGAACTAGTTTTAGCAAACTCCTCTTCTACTATGTTTTTAAATCGTTCAGTAATAATATCTACATCATGAACACCTAGTGCATCTTTGTGTTCTCTTAGAAGATCATTTCTACGAAGAAGCTGTTCTTTAATGTTTCCGTGGAAGAAATCCGATTCATCTATAGCATCAGCTAACCTTTTTATAGAGGGGTCACTATAAAGTGTGGTAGAGAGGGCATCGAGTGCATGGATGTCATCCTTGATCTCTTTTGATTGTCTCAGTAAGGAAACACTTTCAATTACTTTGTTCAGTCCCTCTGGGCCGATTGCATTCTCTATAAAGGCACCCGCTCCAGGGGCTTTGCTGGAAGTGGTAGCTAGCATAGTTTGACCTATCAAACTCTTGACAGAGTTTTCTACCTCTCTTTCAGTAGTATTGTAGCCAAGAACGTTTGTCACTGCACCTTGGAAAGGTCCCGATCTGTCAAAGGTTTGAAGTCGCAGTCTCGGGTCGGAAACAAACGATGTTGGTGCCTGAATACCGGCAACTTCTCCCATAAAGGAAAGGCTCAACGCAGGAGCAGCGTACTGTTCAATAAAGTTTCCATCTATTCCTTTTTCTGCCATCCCAACTAAAGACTTACCAGCAGCTGAGTCAAGAAGATCAGTTAGGGAAGATTTAGTCAAGGATTGTCGGTACTGTGCATCCGTAAAAGCATTTGTCACACTCTCTACAAGTCTTGCCTGGTATCCAGGTTTGGATGCGTCATCTCCAAGTTGAACAGTTGATGCCAAGTCTCTAGCAGCTTCTTCTATCTGATCAAACTGCATACTTCCAACATTTTTAAGAATTTCCTGAGCCTTCTCGCTGCCTAAAAGACTTCTGGTTTGTTGAACCACTGAAAGTTCGTGTAGACCAAAAAGATTTCCACCTTCAATTCCAAATCTAGTTGTAGCATCGTAATAGGACGTGTTAAGCGGGTTGATGCCTCTAATAATTCTGGAACCTCTTTCTTCCATTCTCCTGGAAGTGAATTGAACCATTTCATTTATATCAACATTGGGGGCAACAGCTTCCCCATGACCTACTGGAATGAGGCCACGCATAGCAGCACCAAGCTGTGAAGTACCGTCAGCTTGAAGCTCAAATAAAGAACCAGTTGTGGTAAATCGGCCTTCATTGAAAACCATTTCTTCAAATAAGGCTGAACTTCCTTCACCACGTCTTTCGAAGCCTGTCAATCTCCCAAAAGAACCGTCTCTATTAACTCTGGTTGATCTTACTTGGAAGATTGTTCCGAGTTCTGCTTTGCTTGCTTGAAGCTCTCCAACCCGTATTTTATCTTGGATTTCAAGAGCGTCCATACTATCTTGCATAGCAGTATGAGTTTCAGCCCTGCCTAGGATTTTGGGGGAAAGGTAATCCTGGCTTATGTTACCAAGTGTCAAGGGGGTATCCCCAAACTGCCCAGCAGCTGTCAAACCTACAGTAAAGTCATACCCAGCTTTTTGCTCAATTTCTAGAAGCTTATAGTATGCCGCCTCCAAGTTCTTCTGCATTGTTGGGCTCTGTGAGGTTTTGGATAAGGCCATGGCTCTAGAAGCTAGTGTACTGAAGTCATGGGCTGTCATAGTGCCGACATAATCAGCATTTTCCAATCTACCTACAAGTCTTAGAATAGCATTAGATTCAGATTCTCCATTCCCAGCCACAAAATTGAAGTGAGGTTTGTAACCACCTTCGGTATCTCTAAAGCTTACGCCTATCTCTGTGATAGCACCTGTTTCTGGGTTGTTTTCAATATCCAAAGATAGGGAACTTCTACCTCTGGTATTAGCAGCTGCGAAGGCTCTGTCAATCTGGTCATCAATAGAAACATTCATTGACGAACCAATTAGATTAACACTTTTCTCTCCAGAAGAATTTTGTATAGTATAATAAGCCAGCCTTGATTCATCTTTGGCTTGGTGGTAGCTTTCATTTACCAAGTCCATATCAGTTTCAACTTTTATTACCTGGGGGAAAAGAGGTATTTCATTCCCCATTTTGTTGAAAGCCTTTATACTATAGATGCTCTGATCTGGAAGGAGGTTGGTTCTAGCCTTTTCTAGTGTGTCAAATTTTTTATCATTGACCTCGAAAAATGCAGCCTTCGCATTGTGGTTAAACGCCCCAGCATATCCAACCGCAGCACCTCTTCCACCCATCTTTCCACGAAGTTCTCTGCTTATTTGTTGTGGTGTTTGGTTATGTGCCAGTTCTATCTCTTCAATGGAGACAATGTTAGAATCCACCTGTTTTCTTAACACAGAGGCTGGCATTGTAATAACCTCTGGAAGAGATTCCATTTTCTTGCGAACTGCGTCTTGTCTAAGGGTCCCAACAATACCTTTAGAAGAATTTACAGATACACTTTTTGAGCCTATAACATCATTTATTAATGAACTCTTGCTTATAGATATGTACTTCTCAGTATCCCCAACTCTGTCCATACCCTTCAAAAGACTTGATACATTTAATCTTTTTGTAGGTCTAGCTCTCCTGGCCGCGCTAGATGTTCTTCTAGCTGAGAGTTTATTAGCTAATCCAGCTCTAGTTCTAAATGTTGTTTGACGATAGAGATTAGAGAAGATACCGTTTATATCTGAGTCAATAAGGGCAGCAGTTAAAGCTTCGTCCCCATTCAGAATTTTATTGGTGATGTTCCTTACAATTCTGGTCTCTTCAGTAGCTTTCCCCCCAAGAGACGCAGCTACCATTTTAGCAACTCTGGAATATGGGTCGGTAATATTATCAAACAGTTCGTTCATTCCAGCTGATCTTCTGATAGCTGGGGAAGAGAAACCTTCTCTATTAAAAACAGTCTGTCTTACTGTATTTACAAACTCTTTTCTTGAAGAAAGGGATCTCTCACTTTTACTGAGTGAGTACTGAAGTGCCCTATCTACAAAACCCTGTTTACCGTTGACTTTTTCAAATCCGGCAATATCTCTGGTTGCGTTGAATCTTGGAACAGCGTAAGTAGAAAGTTTATTAGTGCCTGTTCTTGCAGAAGTGTATTCACTGAGTTCTTCTGCTAAATCTGAAAGGTACTCATGTCCATAAAAAGAAGCCGAGTCCCCAAGTGATTGCTGCATCAACTCGAGAATCTCGGTAGAGTTATACACCCTGTCAGTTACACTAACTAAGGTTTCTCCAAATTTTCTAAACTTCTCTTTAACCTGACTATCATCCATATCATCTATGAGAAGAAGCAGGTCCCGAAATACTGAGCCTTCTGGTGTTTCTAGTTTCCGAAGAAGATCTTCGTTGCCTTTCATTCCACGTACCAACGTATCTAATCTAGATTCTCTGACCTGTTCTGGGGTCATTCTCTCCACATTCTTTCTTGTTGGTTGAAAGTCTCTGTCTTTTAAATCATTAGCTATAACTTGTTCTAATTTGCCGGTATAGGCGTTAAGTAGGTAGTATAAGCTAGCTCCACCCACAACATAGGGGACTATAGACTGGACTATGTAATCGGTCTTAGTTTTCTTATCTCGAACCGTATCGCCTGGTTCGGTAGGCAGATTGGTTATTCTATCCAGTCTAGCCACTATTTTCTATCAAATAGAGCTACGAAAAAAGGCCACCCGAAGGTGGCCTTACCATGAACAACAATAACACAGGAGCAAACTTAGCGCGATCTATTCCTTACTGGTCTCCCAGATAGTTTAGGATATGGGCTCTTCCCCATATTGTTGGTGGTTGCAATCCATAAAAGGCTGGCAACCTTTCCCTGGGCTAGAATCTTTTTTCTTAGATACACATTCTCTGTGATCTTTCCGTCCTTAAAATCTTGTTCGATTGAGTCCAAAATAGCTTTCTCTGTTATTGATTCTGGGATCTTTTGATCCAACCTACCATACCTGTTGTTGAATTTTCGATTATACCCTGAAGATTTCTCTCCAGGGGTAATCACTTTCTGTGCTTGTCTTATAGATTCCATTAGCCTGTATATACTAGTTTTGTCTGGGGGAAGTCAATATTTCCCTTTTCATCGTAAAAAAGTTCCACGAAGCCTGGAGTAGGTGGAGAATACTTGCTATGCTGTCTCCACACATACTCCTGAACTCCGCAAGCACAACCTGTAGAAATCAGCAATCTACCAGTTGCGGTGTATCGCATATTTAGCCTATGTGTATGCGCTTGAAAAACTGCTTTGATGTCAGATACCTTAAACGGAAGCTTGTGAGAGAATTTATTCAACCACTCTTCCAACTTAACTGGGGCATCATCACCACAGAACTCCTCAAAGTGACCCACCAACATATTGCTTTCAACCATTGCGAAGTCTAGGTCAATGTCTGTTGCAAAAGCTGACATAGGTGCTGTATTAGGGATTGTTAGATTTTCAACTGAAACATTATCCAATCCGTAGCTAATCAACTTTAATGGGTGGATAACTAGAGGCTGAAGTTGTGGAGCAAGATTTTGAATCTTTTTCACAACTCTATTCTCGTGGTTACCTGAAATCATTTTGATAGTCTTAAATTTCTTAGCCAACATTTCAAGAGTAGCTCTGGCAATAGCTATCTCTTCCGTAGCTGTTAGATAGTCAATACTTGGTCTGTGAGACGAAGCAGAGTACATATCCATAAAGTCACCAGCTATGATTAAGTGGTCAGAATCCGAGGCCATTATTGCATTAAGGGTTGGCTTGTGCAGAAATGGTAAATGAAAGTCTGATGCCAGAATAATCTTATTGTTGGCAGTTGTCTTTGATTTAGCTGTGGTTCCACAAGGGCCGATCATTGATTCTAATGCAGAGTAAGCTCTTTCAAGAATACTTTCCTTGTCAGGTTCGACAGCAACCATATAAGATTGGGAACTAGAAGATGTCTTGATACTTCCAGCCTCCATAATAGCAGAAGACTTTGTTAGTAGGACCCAATCTCGCCAAACTAAAGCATATGCCTTTCTTGCTTCAGCAATATTGTCGAAGTAACCTGTAAGCACTGCATTGGCTAGAACGTCATCTACTGTTTTGCTAGCAGCTTTTCTCTGATAAATATCATGAGCTAAGGTATCGGGGATACCGTTTTGTAGTGCTAGATCTAAAAATTGGTTAGGTGTTTTAATATTTAACATAGGCTTTTCTTAACTTAATTTTGTGCTGATTAAAATTAGTTGTATCTATATATATCATAGGCATGGTTTGCTCGTCAGAGCAGTGATGTTATTTGTTCATCTGTTTTTTGGGTATTTTGGTCTATGAACTTCATGTTCACAGTCACCGCACTTTCTGTTGTCGGAAGGTATGAGGTTGTGAACCTGGTACTTCCAATGTTCCCTGAAGCAGAAAGTCTCTGTAGTAGACCACTAATACTGCTGTGGGAACTCGAGTGCATTTTGGGTACTGGGATGTCTCTGGTATAAGCTCTAGCCTTACTGACTCTTGATCTTGATGGTTGATCAATCTTCATCTTCTCTAAAGCTGCGGCTCTTGTCTTTATGTCTTCTAAGTCAACATTTCGGTGCCAACCCAACCAGTCAGCGTCAGGAAGGAAGTGATTCTTGAAGTAGTTATTGAGACTAGGCTTACTTGGTAGAGAGCTTTGTGGTTTACCGAGAAACTTACCTAATACTCTTCTTTCCGAATTTGGAAGGAGGTTATAGAACTTAGCTTTTTCACTCTGTGTCCCGTCAACAATTACAGACTCAGCTATCTGTCTATGTCGTCGTGGTATAGCAGCTAGTGCGTCCTGCAACGTGCCTTTCACTACATCGAAGCCATACATAGTTTGTCTAGCTTTTCTTTCTGCCTCTAGAGCCAGCACCCCGAAGGCATCCACCTGTTCTCTTGTTCTACTTACATTTGAATAATCCAATTGATCTTTCATTGTTTTATCCTTTTTATAGACATGATTTTGCGCAGACGCCCCCAGAGATGCCTGTTTTATGTAATTTAATAGGTCGTAGTACTCATCAAATTCTGTCTGAGCCCTGTATCTATGGGGTACTTGGGTCTCTCCAGTCACAGCTTGATAGGCCAACCTACCTGTAGATATCAATCCTGCTACTGCACCACCAATCAAAGCAGCTTTACCCTTCGCCGCCCTTCCTTTAACGAAGAAAGAGGTAACAATACCGCCTTGAAGAGCAGCAGTAATAGGGTTCTTGGAGACGACCATATTGAATGTTGGTTCTATATAATTGCCCCAAAGATCTCTATAAGATTGGTTCTCAGTGCCGAAAACTTCACCTCGCTCAAACTGCTCAAGACCACTCCTCACCCTCAGCCATTTATTGCTGATAACATTATCTGAGTGAAGGAGTTTCTCTAAAAGACTGTTTAATTTGTCCTGCCTAGCAAGGGAACCCATGGCTGATTTATCGGCATAGTCTGGGTCTGCATATTGGGAATGAATCAATCGGCTATTTACATTACCCACCAAAGCAGACGTAGTAACATCTTCCATAACCTCAGGATTAAAACCTCCTTGTGGAAGGGTGATGTTTATGCTTTTTCCTGCTACAATTCCATACTGAGACATAAGATCTTCAGGGTCTTGCATGGTAAAAGCTTGTTTATCCCACTTCACACCGGCGAGCTTAATGACACCCATATTGGTGACAATTTCACCTTCATCCGTAAATCCCCTAACTCTAGCAGCACGAGTTTCAGTAGGTACGTTTCTATACGGATAGATGTTAAAGTCTTCTCTAAGAAGTTGAGCCGATTTTATAGCACGTTCAAATCGAACCTGTTCCATACCACCAAAGCCACCCTTAGTCTGCGCATGGTGTACATACTCCCTAAATTCAGGAGAGTCTGGGGCTGTCTTAGCTAAGATTTCAATTCTAGAAAGAAGATCGTAGGTTTCGTAGGGGGAAACTATCCCCTTTTCTACCATTTCCCTGATCTCACCCCTTGCCTCTTCCACCCTTTCAAAAACAGCTTGCATCCTATTTTCATCATATTTGTATGTTGCAAATCTGACTTGGTTGGGGTTGTCACGATTAACGTGAGCAATTTTTCCTTGCTTTGCACCGGTAAGGTACATGTAAAACATCAACTGATCAACGTACTTTTCAGGGTCTGTGTTAAATGTTTCATTACCTCTGGTTTTAATTTCTACAACTTCAAGACCAGACTGCCCTCTCATAACAGTTTCGATTGTAGCTGAAATATTATGCACTGGATCGTATCCAGCAACTTCAGCACCCACCATCATCCCAGTCTTGCTAAGCTGTCTCATGATACGTTTGTGCGTAGCCGTACCATAACCCATTATGTCTTCTGCTGACTCGGATTCGTATGCACCAACTGGGTCAAGCATTTTAGCTACAATCTCATCCTTTTCAAGACCAATCATAGAGCCTCTAGCTTTTAAAGGTCTAGTGTATGGGTGGAGTCGCTCATAGGCATCGCCTGGGAGATTGAATTCACCATGAGAGACTCGCATATACGGGTCACCAGTTCTGAATCTTTGAGGCACCCAGCTTGGCATTCTGTTTGGGAGAGGGTTAAACGCATCAAAAGACTGATGCTCTTCTGAGATAAACCTTCTGTAAAATTCACCAACAGGGCCAGTAAGTTCACCAAATTCTCCACTAAAGAACAGTCTTTTATTAGAAAAGGCTACTTCTGGGTCCTGTACTTCTATACCTTCATGTTCATATTTGAGTGGGGAGTTTCTTAGAATACCACCATACAGCCCCATGTGTCTGGTAGCCTCCTCACCCATACTTCCTAGATAAGATAGAAGTCCATCTCTCTCAAGGGCATCTACTGGTATATCTTTTCTGTTACCAATCTTGATTTTAGCAGTGCCAGGCTCATAATAAGCATTACCTAGGGTATTGCCACCAGAGCCGCCCCCACTGCCCCCTGAGAAGCCCGTAGAGCCACCAAAACCAGAATCAGGTCCTCCAGGACCCCCCGCCCCGCTAAAGCCCCCAGAAAGGCCTCTAAACGCCTTTACAGTGGTTGGTAGGCCAGCCCCGTAACTGATATAACCAATATTACCGTTTCCACCGACCGGAGCATTCTCAAAATAAACTCCAGGATGCTGGTTGTTAAGGAACTCATGAAGTTGATTGCCTGTCATATAAGGCCTATCTTCTTCAGTTAACTCCTCCTGCCAATCAGAATGGAGAAGCCTGTTTATTGGTGCAAGTGGGTTTGTTATTGTTGGAAGGAATGAGTATTTGGGATTAGAAAGCTGGACGTTGCTAGCTTCTGTCCAGTGAGCCTTCATTCTTCTATAGAAGTTGGGTCTTAAATACTCTACTGCACCACCAGTGAATGGGGTTCTACTGCCAATGACAAAGAATCTTCCTCGACGTACAGCCTCATCTCCGTAAAACAATTCTTCATTGAACTCTTCTTCTGATTTAGGGTGGCCGTATTGGTCAAGACCTGGCACTGCTCCAACTAATCCTTTTAAAGCACCAGTCAAACCTAAAGCATCGAATACTCTGGCTTTTGCTAAACCTACATTAGCATACGCATTGCCAGCCATATCATCAACACCAGGCATACCCATATTGTGCATGTCTGCATTGTAGTTTTTGTAAATCTCTAATGCTACAAAAGCAGGGAGAACTCTTTTTACAGCAAATCCTGCTACAGATCTACCTACTGTTAAACCTTCTTGTGAACTAAGACCAAGCCCTACAGCATTACCTACAGATTGAGGCATGTGCATTAGAATATTAGTCACAAACCCTGCGTGAGACATAGGCTCGTTAGGGTCAACTAGTCCACGAGCAAAACTACCTGCATTTATACTGGAGGCATAATCTTTTAGTTGATTTAGGAAACCAAACCCAGGCTCCACTGGCCCAAAATCACCTGTCTTGATTGTAGCGTAGAATTTAGGAACATTATCAAACTCTGCCGGTGTAAAGTTTGCGCCACCTAGACCAAATCTCTTAGCCACAGCCTCAGATACATTGGCACCCCTTGCCAACCCTTCCATGATCTTACTATGAGATTCGTAATTCTTGCTGTAATATGCTGCCAGTACAGAGTCTACTCTAGCTGCTTCAGCTATTTTAGCCTTAACAAGAGGTTCGTTTGACATTCCGAACAGGGACTCAAAATCCGCCATAGGAGAAACAAGTCTTCCAATATCTCCATAAGTGTCACTTCCCAACCCCTCTTTAAGGGTGTCAATTATAGAGCCAATATCAGATGATGACTTTAATCCTAATTTTTCTGCGACTGCTCTTCTTAAGGCAGGGTCAGAGTTGGTGTGCAGTATGTCTAAGGTTTCATTGAGAGACTTTCCTGATAGAGTTGTGAGTTCATTAATACCAGAAAGTCGAACAGTTTCTGAAACCAAACCTTTCTGCAACTGAAGGTGGAGAGATGAAAGTGTGTCTGTACCTATTACACCATCTCTCAGCTTATCAAACAGTCCCGAAGGGTTAGGACCAATTTGCATAAGCCTATCACTGTTTTCCCCAACTGCAGCTATAGCTCTTGATAATTCTGGAGAGATGTTCTTTGAGATGGTGCTATAGTTATCTAAAAGACTGCCATTACCGCTATCTGTAGTGATGGCATGAAGCAAAGCTGCTGGGTCATTAGAGTTTTTAAGCAGTTCTTGAATCTGGGAGCCATACTCACCATACGAATCGAAATTTAGTTTATCAGCAGCTTGTTTAAGAAAAGCACTGCTGTCAACATTTGCTGCTGATGCATGTGTGAAAACCTGTCTGTAGGCATCTTGTAAAGCTGAACCAGGAAGATTTTCTACCCCACCGTTCTCCAAGAACCGTGACATCAAAATTGGGTTTATGGCCGAAGAGTCAAGCCCAGATAGCTTGCCGACAGAATGAAGAGCTGCCGCCACACCTGCATCCCCAATATTATTTTTTGGAACTAGTGTGAACCCATTGTCAGTATATGCTAAGTCAAAAAGCTCATTCTGTCTACCGAACAATGTTTTTTGAAGGAAGGTGTGAGAATGTTCGTCGTTCTTCTTTACGTAATTCCATGCAGCTTTTAGAATTCCATCATCATCAACAGAATCCTTAAACGAACCGAAAAGATCTTCAACATCCTGACCCCTACTTCTAGCGAATTCTTTAGCATGTTCTGAGGCAGAGGTGTTAATAAAGTTGGCCTTTATATTTATATGCTTTGCTGTATCACCATCAAAGGCAATAAGTCTGTCACCAATTGCTACACCAAACGCATCTTCTGAGAGACCAGACAACGCCCCAGCCCTTCTCAACTCACCCTGCATACCCATTTTACCAAGGTATTTAATACCTTCGAGATCTGGTGCCATGAATTTACCAAGGGTTCCTGGAATATTAAAGACACCTGGAACTAGTGGTATTTGGAAATTTTGTAAGGTTCTAGAGGCAGTGGCCTTTGCTATGTTAAATGGGTGGGCCATAGAAAAGACCTTACCCCCTTTATCCATAACAAGCCCACTATCTAGGGAGTGTATTTTAGAGATAAGATCTGACTTTGCGTTGGCACCAAGGGTACTAAAATCTAGTTCATCCATGAACCCTAAAAGTGATTGGTGGGCTTTACCGTGGTATTCATGATCCACCCCAATCTTTTTGAGATACTCAGTTACTGCATCATGAGCATCACCACCCATAGTTATGTCACCAATTGTGAGTCTTGTCAACCCTTGATCACCCATCCACCGGTGATTTCTTAAACCTATAGATTCTAATTGATCAACATGTGAGTGGACTGCATCCATGACAACATTCAGATTGTTGTCAGTATTAAGTATTTGTTTTGAGGTTCTACTAGCTGTGAATCTCGCAGTTTCTGCACGTTCCAACGCACCTGATAAGATTTGGGTGAGTTCCTGTCTTTGCTTGAGTATCTTCTCCCCAGCAGTGGCAGCTTTTTGGTCCATGAACTTGAATTGGACCCCTTGAGAAGATTCTATAAATCTGTTAAAAAGGGTGTCCGACATAAGTTTATCAATGTTGTCTTTTTCAACACCTTTGACCAAACTATGCAGAGCGTCCCCAATTTCACCCCTCTTTGATTTAAATATATCTTGACTAGCTTCATCTACATGAGAAGCTAACGAGTCAAGCATGGATTCCATTCTAGTGGTGTGAGCATTACCACTGTATATTACGTTATCTAATCTTGGAAGCTCATCTGCTATGAAGTTGAAGACATCTGAGAAAACATGTTTAGATTCGTTCAGGCCTGAACCATGGCCTAGAACTGACTTAAACATGCTAGGATTATCAGCAATATCCTTTGCTAGTGATACACCAATACGTCCTAGGCTCCGCCCAATTGTAGGAGCGGAGCCTAGAGCTATTGCGGTTATTCCTGCAAAAGTAGCAAAGGTTGCTAATTTACCGGTAAACCCTTCACCTTTCTCGTTATGGTACATTGTCCGTTACTATGACTTCTTCCAATTGAAGCCACCTTCTACAAAAGTAACTTTTTCATTTCTTCCTGGAGTAGGCACTTCAGGATTTGTAAAGAACGCATCTTCTAGATTGTTAGGAGCTGTAGCAGCTTCCCCAAACAATTCATCAACTTCTTTCCCGTAAATTGATGTAAACATAAACTTGCCAAGAAGAAGATATTTTGCTCTATCACTGGGGTCACAATTTCTCATTATCTCTGGGGTACAGCTGGGTATCATAGAAATAGCTACAGCTTCATATTTACCCTCTTCATGATGCATCCATTTCTGTGCTTCCCTTAGAGTTCTACAATCCTCATCTAGACCTGATATGTTCATTATCAGATCATAGAGAGTCTTAGAAGTTCCAGCCCATTCAATGTCTTCGTTGTAATTTACAACGCATTGGGAGAGAATAAAGCTCTCAGCTTCAAACTCCCCCTCTTTAGAGCCAGCAATGGTTAGTTCTCCAGAAGTCATCCCCCTAAAGACGTAATCTTTTCGTTCCCGATTAGGTCCAAGAAGATTTACCTTAAACCATCTATATCTTCTATCGAGATTCATTCTCTTAGATTTCTTCTACAGAAACGTTAGCTTCCCAACCACTAATCTCAGTTGCTACTTTTCCTAGTGTTTCAATCCAACCAGACGGCATGTTTTCCCAGTCAACTTCCTTAGGCCAAACAGTGATTGATTTAATCAAAGATATCTGATCATCTACTGCTTGCATAGATATCCTGAGGTCTGTTCTAGTCATAGGTCTGATAAGAAAGACTAAGTGCTCGAGCTTAACTCTATAAAGAGAGTACGGAAAAATCTTCTTGACTTCTTCTAGTTCTTCCTTGGATATATCTCCCCAACCTGGGAAAGGTGCTACGTTAGTGGAAGAGAAGTCTGGTGCCAAGATTCTTCCATGAATGTCAATGCTTATATAACCAGATCTTTCCTGAACTATCTTACATAGACTCGGAATAACACCTACTGGCAGACCTTCGATTTCTTCGAGAGTCAAACTTGGCCAAAAAACACACTCATCGTACAGCTTTCTATTAATATCGTCAACTGGGATAGGTTTATTTTGCCTAGCAGCATCATCGCGTAGAACAGCAATCTTTCCAGCTGTTTTAGTAGAAATTGTGCTGCACACAAACTCATCATTCGGTGCTTGAGGGAGAGCGAACTTAAACAAAGGCACACCTGGCCACGCTCTTTTTAGTTCTGTAATTTCTTTTTCTGTAATTTTGCCTTTTCTGTGCATGGAAATTTACCTTAAGGTGAAATACTTTGGGAGTCAATATCTTCAGGGTTCAGTATAACGAGATCTCTAGCAGTAAAAGTGAAAGTTTCTGCTACAGGTCTACCATCATCAGAAATAGTTCTACCCTTACCAGAAATACTAGCCCCAATAATCTTTACACCAGTAGCAATGTTATCAGTCACTTGTTCTGAGGGTACTCTGATAATATCAGCGTATGCCCCGGAGTTCCCATCATATCGTAGAGCAAGTTCACTTCTAAGATCTGCTCCAAATATAATATTGATGTCAAAACCTTTTTTCCTTGTAGCATAAAGGCCACCTGCTGTCTCTACTACAGAAGGATAGTTGCTGGCAGAACCAGAACCAATCTCTTGTTGGTATCTTTCCTGAACAACCTTCTTCAACTGCGCTGGGCTAAGGCTCCCCGACTTAAGGGAAGCTGCTGCTGCGGAAGGGGAGGTATTGTTACCCCAATCTGTTTTCTTACCTGTCTGGTCGGAAGCTTGCCCTAAGTTTGCCCAGATTGAGCCAGGATCTTCACTTCTGAGAAGGTTAAGAAGGCTGAAAATATAGCCATCCCGCTTAAAGTTCATGGTAATTTCCCCACTTATTAGTCGTTGACCGTGAACAATGACATCAGCTACATAACTGGCGTAGCCGTAGAATGGTGTGGCTCTCTCAACTACTTGGTAGGAAAGCTGTATTACTTCATCTAGTCTTACATTGTCAAAGTAATAAACAACCTCCCTTCCACTCCAATAGCTGGAATCAAATCTATCAACAATACTCCATTCCTCACCTGAGAGAGGATTTTGTGGGTAGTTAAAAGAAGACCTGCCGTAAGATGAATCTACCATGGATAAACAGCTCCTGGGGCCGCTGCCCCTAAATCAGTGCTGCTGCCTGAGTCTGCAGCTGTAGCAGCACCACTTGAACCACTTAGAGATCTGTTGACTCCTGGGTCTGCTGATATAATGCCGAACTCATAGTCACTATCTGAGGAAGAATCTTCATCATCTGGGATAGTTACTATGTCGTCATTGAAACCAAAATCGTAGTTTTCGAAGGTATCGGAGTTGCTGCTAACCCAGTTAAAGGAAAGTTTTAACCTGGGGGGATTAGATCTCCTACTTACTCTGTCCTGATTTATATAGTTAGGATTCTCTTCATAGGATATTTGAACTTGGTCTAAGTTCATCATTTCCGTTACTCTCATAGCCATAAATGAGTAGGTGTAGTTGATGACTAAATTATCAACCCCTATAACAGTTGAGCTGTCAAGAATCTTAATTCCACTAATTTTAAACCCCATGGCTCCATCTCTTATCTTGTCATCTTTAAATACGCAAACAAGATCAAATGGGGGAAGTTCATTTGGCATAAAACTCTCAGCGTAAGTTGCATTACCTATATAGGTTGCGTATGCCCTGAGAAGTGGAGCAAAAGGGGCTTCATCAGTTATGGTGAATCCAAGAGAACCAGCAACTACTGCGTGTCCAGTTGTGAAGCCCTTAATACCACGACGGCCTGACGACACAACAGGAAAAGTATCCCGGTGTGTAGACAGGCCGACAAGGGTCAGTGATGGCAGTTCAACTTCAGCCATCTGTATCTTTCCAGCAATCCTTGCGGGAATTACAGCGTAAGCATGAAGATTGGCAAAGGATAAATCCTTAGCACCTGAGAAGTCTTTTGGTACTTTCCTATCTCTAGCCCAGACAAAACTTCTTGAGTCTGTTCGGGGAGTACGCTTTATTGTGTCTCTGTTAGTGATTGGTTCGTCAGCCATGGACTTAAACTAGTGCAGTCTCCTGTACTGCCATCAAAGGTATTTAATTGTCAGTCCTAACTTAGTTAGGAAGGTAGGGAGCCAGGGTAGAAGCTATTTGCAGTATCTTCGTTAAGAGGTTCAAGGTGTGAAATGTTCATAGCGTAGTATGAAACACCAACGTTTGTACCCATATCGTTCTGCGAGTAGCCACCAGTTTCCTGTGTGATCTGCATTCCAAAGATTGTCAACTTAGCAGCTGCACCAGCCTTGTTAACACCAACAAGAGTTAGGTTAAAAGGAGGTAGCTGGTCTGTGTGTTCAACTCTGTAAGCACCAACAAGCTGAGAAGTGTAGCGAACCTGATCAGACAACTGAGTGTAGTACTGTTCTTGTGTCAGACCCCTCATGTTGTTGTAGGTGTACTCAATTCTCGGACTCTGGCCCTGTTTGTTAGCAGAACCAAGACTCTTAACAGCATTAGCTGTGTTCTCGATTCTGTTATTCACAGCCTGAGTTGACAAGTCAGCATCCCAAAGCTGGGAGACAGTTTCAATACCTCTTTCCTTAAGTCTGAAGACTTGCTGAAGGATGGCGTGTCTGTCATACTGAGCAAAAACCATTGAACCAACAATAAGTCTCTTACCAGTTACAATTGCAACCGGGTTTCTTCGACCCATTACGTAGTTACCTACAGCCTCCGTAGAGACTGTCCAGGTAACTGATTCCAGGTTTCCAACCTTCGTATTGTTAATGTATGCGTGTAGGTCGCAGCCAGCAAAAACCTGCAGATTCTCTTCAGGCAGTGTGTACTGACTTGGAGTTGTAATCTGGTTGGATTTGTACTCTGCGTAGGCGTATCTAGAAAAAGGATTTTGTGCCACTTCTTTTAATTTCTCCTAAAATTAGCCGCCTCGTCTCACGGATACGATGAAGTTAATCCTTCGAAGTGAGGTAGCTGGTACAAGTTCAACGAAAACGTTGGCAGTACCGAGATCCATATCAGTACCATCCATAGTTATCTTGAATGTGTAACCCTGCCCCTTTCCACCTCTAAGTGCCTGACTGTTTGTGTAGCCGTCAAGAACGTTCTGTGCTGCGGCTTCCATTGTAGCCAAGACACCTGCTGAAGTCGGTCCACCAAGGAATGGGAACAGAACAGCTTTGAGGTCTTTGTGGACTGAGTTAACAAGGTGCAGTGTCTGGTAGTTTCTGAATACGTCGTCTCTAGCAGCTGCAGTTGGGTCATCCCAAACAATAAGCGGAGCTGTATTTCCTCTTGAGTTTGGATCCCTGGAGAGAATAACGTAGGCACCCTTACCAGGAGTGTTGTTAGCTAAGTTGGCACCAACACCATCCAGAAGCTTTCTAGCTGCTGAAGCTGGGTATGGAGTTCCGTAGGCTCTAACACCTGGAATCTTAACAAACGTTGCAGATCTTTCCGGTGGAATAGTTGTCAGCAACGCTGCGTAGCCAACGTGGAAGTTGTAGATGTAGTCACCGCCCATATCTGGGTGATTGTACACAACACCTGGTCCAGCACAGACTGAAATGTTGGTGAAAAGGTCCTTAACACCGCCCATAGCATCTGCTCGAAGCCTTCCGTTCAGAAGGAATGGACCAGACTTAAGCCACTTCTTACCTTGATCGTAGTATCCAAAATCTGTAGCTAGAAGGTTGTTGTTAACATAGTTAACAAGGTCACTAGCTTCTGTCAGATTATGGAGCCTAGTTGCGATAATACCGTGACATGGGTTTGTGTCTGTTGATAGCCTGTCAATAAAATCAGAAAAGTCAGCAGCTATAGTGTACGAACCGTTAGTTGCTGCGTTTCCAGTTGTATAGATCTGGTCGTCAACGCAAATTCCATCAAGAACGATGATATCTGCGTTAAATTCGTCATCTTGAAGGGTTTCGAAGGTTCCGCTAAAACCATCATCATCCATTGTTCCAACAAGAGCTCTAGCAAAACCAGCAAGACCGGACCCAGCTGATGTCATCAATTCTGGACCGTAGTCGTCACCCTTAGCGAAGCAGCCATTGGTTCCACCAGAAAGTGTAACCGTTCCTGTCATACCTACTGCTAGGGTATCCAGTGTGTAGGCCATGTAGTTTTGTGCAACAGAAAGAGTTCTGCTAACACTAGCTACCTTATTCTTCGTTGTACCATTAATCTTATCCATCAATTCTGATAGAGTAGTAGTGGAAGCAACTTCTCTAATGAGTTCGACAGTGCCACCCTTTCTCTTAGGCTGACCTAAAGAAAGAATGAACATACCACCAGAAAGACTGGTTGTTACTGTAGCTTGGTTGTATAGTCGGCCTGGGTTTAGCGACCTAAAGTAAAGAAGACCTGAGGTACCAAGTGTCCCTGTAGCAAAAGTGCCAGCAGCCCTAACTGCGTACAAAGATCTGTTTCCTGCAGCCAAAGCTTGAGAGATGGCTAGAGGAATAGTGGCACCAGCGGGCTTGCCTGATTCCGTCGAAGTGTTGGGATCAAGAAATTCTGCTGAATATTTGGCGGGACCAAAGATCCTCTCAGCCTGAGCCGCATCCTCGATGCGAACAGGCTTGTTGAGAGGGCCGTCCTGAGCCGTACCAATAATCAGAAGTGTTTCTGTGGTAGGGCCTTGAACGATCTGCTTGATCTTGCCGCCTATAGTTGTAAATATAGTTCCTGCGTACATTGGCTGTTTAATTAAGCTCCTGTTTTATAAGAGATGCGGGTCGTGAAGAAGATAACTTAGTCATTAACCAAAATATCTCCTACAGCATTTGCCCCGCTAATTGCTCTACCTGTGTGTCCAGGCCCATAAGTATAATAAATGCAGAATGCGTCTCCGACAGAAGGCGGGGCACCTTCAGGGATCCACTCCACATAAACTGATCTATCCTTTCTTCTCCTGATTCTGTAATCAACACCAGCGGTTAGCATAACAGGATCAAGTTCTGAAATTTTCTGTCTCTGTACTACAGAGATACTATAAGCTAAACAACCACTAGGGGCGTTACTTATAAAATAGAGGTTGTTATCCCCTGCCTGTCGTACCACACGTCCTGTTGTTGAACCCTTAGAGTGGATTATAGGATTAATAATCACTGTTCTGAGTTCCTTCAAGATATGCTTGTACCTAATTGGAAGAACAACTTGGAATCTCAGAGTCCGCATCATTAGTTCATCCTGAGTTCTCCAAGATAAAGCTCCGTCAGAGTACTGACTGTCAAATGCCATAGTCAATCCAGGAAATTTAATCTGTAACGGACCTATAACATTAAGTAGAGCTTGTTCCCAATCCCAAGCTAATTCATTCACTTCTGCATTAGATGTACTAAATAGCGCAAATTCATAAATTATTTTGTGGTGCTGTGTATAAATTTCTGTGAACTGCCCAAATTCATCATTACTTCTTGGATGAGAATATGAAGGGCCTGTAGCCTGTAAATGGCCACTCTTTCCACCACCAGGGACTCTTGACAGTATTCTCCATGTTATAGAAGGACCATCACAAGTTGTGGTAGGAAATTGTTGCAACACTTGGAGATTGTACTTGTTTACAAAATAAGGCTCAACTAATTTGTACACCTCATTGAAGAAATCATAAGGGTTAGTATTAGATTGAGTATCCTCATTAAGTGTTGGAAGGTTGGACATTATTATCTTTTCGTTCAAATAGAGGGCTATCTTGTTTGAGCAGCAAATGAAATACTCATTATTTCATTATCTATCACACATTCCACCAGAACTCTCAATACCTCATCTACTAAGTCTATAAGTACATTCTCAATAGCGACTCCAGAAACTTTTGAAGAAAGCTTCTTTTTCAGCTCTTGGGCTAAGAAAGTTTGAGTCCCCTCTTTTAATGGCCTACCCATAAACTGAAGTAAGTACTCGTTTCCTACAGACATGATTTCTGAAGTCTTTGCTGTCACTAAGTAGTCGCTATCTGGGTCTGTAGTAACACCTTGATAAATTGAGACCCCTGAACCAATTTTTCTAACAATTGGGCAGAAACCGTTCGCTTTAGCTGCAAAAACTTCATTTTCGTTAAGCTGTGGGCGGTAGGTGATGGCTTTCAGTCCTTTGTTAGTTAAAGAACCACCCTCTCTATTTATAAGTTCAGCTACAGCTTCAACACCGTATCTTCTGTATCTATTTCCGGCTATAGACACGTCTACATCACCATAAATGCTGCAAACATACGGGCTTCTCTCAGGAAGCATTCTTATTGATGCAAATACCTGATCCATATTCCCACCCGCTGTATCAATCAACCTAACTTGTAGGTTATCTATAGCAAAATGGTTATAACTTCCACTATCTAAAGTTACATCAATATGGGTCATAGGTCTTTCGACCCCTAGACCTATAAAATAGGGTGTACCAGACCCTAAAGTTGTGGGGCCAACAACAGGTGTGTACGCTTCAGCACCGTCGTATCCTTGAATCCGCACACTTCTATCCCCCTCAGTCACCCAGAAGCCAAAGGCTCTTATCTTCTTATTATTCAGGGCAGAAAAGGTCACAGTGCCCGAAGAAGCTGGAGACATATGCAGTGCCCCACTTAAGGAGTAAACTGCAGTAGATAGATTGCCTGTTGCGGCCCTCGTGAAGAAAACTGGTGGTGTGCTTGTTGATGCAATTTGCAGACCCAAGGTACCAGTAACAGTTTGGTTGTTAGTGTATATACTGGTTGAGAAGGGGTCTGTGCTAACAGCTCCGAAGTATGTATTAAGTGCTGCCTCCGAAGTTGTAGCACCTACAAAATTAATCGGAGCTAACGTAGGTGGGTTGTTGAAAATGAACATTCTAGGCTGAGAAAGCTCTTCGTCTAGTTCATTCAAAATAACGGTCATTAAATTTTCTGTAACAGGTGCCAGAACTGCAACATGGCTAGTTGCAGTTGGGAGACAGTCAACAGATATGAATTCAGAGAATTCTGCGGAAGAAAGTGTGCCGTTTGAACCACCACTCAACGTAGCAGTAATAGTTGACATTGTTTCACTAAATTCTCGAACCTGAACTGGGCAAGCACCTAATCTGGCATCTTGGTTAATTTGTGCAGCTATTCTGGAAGGAATACCGGAATAATCTCTCCTTCCAAAATTAGGCTCTAAACCATAGATACTAATCCCACTACCTGTAGAGGAGACAACAACATTGTTATACTTATCTCCACGATTTATAGACTCAAAGTACCAATTATCACTGGTTAGAAGCCTGGCCTTCTCCCCACCTACCCTGCATATCGTAACAGAGTCAGCTCCATTTTCTAGAATGTACTGACCAGCAGCTACTATATCTGACATTCCAAGATACGGGGTGTACGTTAAATCAACCCACATACCTGAGCCGCCAACCTGCCCAAAGTAGAAAGTGCTATTATCTGAATATGGATTGTACAGTATCTTCTTATTATTCCAAGAAGACGAAACAGTATTTAGGGGTGTGAACTGAAGCGACATGGCAGAGGCAGTCGGAGTTAAGAAAACTCTTTCTGTGTAGTTGCCACCAAATGTTCTGTACAGGTCCCTTAAAGATGAAACTGTAACAGCTTGATTCGCTGGGCCGTCAGAAGCCAATCCTACCAATACAATGTTTGAGGCCATTTATTACTCGGGTCGTATATGTCTAATCCTATCATTAAAGGCAGTGCATTGTAGAACAATGCATCCGATACTGAGTAGGATTTTAAGGCAGCACCAATAAATGCTACTTCTCTCTCAAATCTGTCAAATACAGCTTCAACCTGTGTGACATCTGTGATTCGAACTGGTCTTCTTGAGGGGTTTTTAGGTACATCTTTTACAGGAACATTCCACTCAACCAAGATTACTAGATCTTGATAGTTTGGCTTAATATCCCTCGGAAGGATTGCACCTATCTCCCAATTCAAAGTATAGCCTGGTTGAAGCCTGATATCTGATTGTGTATCAACTGAGCCTTGGAAGATTCTTACCGGCACAATTTTAGGAATAACCTTTCTACCAGTGCCCCAGCAATAAGGACATAGGGGTCCATCACTCCTAGCAGCTGTAACTCCAGAGGTGAAGTTCCAATGGTCTGGACAGTATTCATCAGGTAAAAGCCTGACATAAACTGCCCAGTCAGCATTTTCAAGAAGAAATTGCTCAGCGTGGTGTCCTATAGGGTGAACATCTTTCCAACTTGCTTTACTAGAATCCCAACCTGAGTTCATAGACCGTCATCCCTCCTTCTAATACTTGGTGGTATGCTGCTATCCCTATTGTTAAGATGCCTATCATAGTTGTACTGTCTGGTTCCAAAACCAGGAACACCATCATTGTTGATGTAGTTATCCCAGTAGTCCATCTCTTCTTTAGCATCCTTTTTAGCCAACTCAATAGCATCAATAAAGTCTTTGCTTAATGATTCTTTGTAATCTGCCAGACTCCTGCTCCTTCCAACATTCCTAAGTTCGTCTACTAAGATAGAGTTATAGATGTTGTAAAGGGTGCAAGCTTCTGTCCACTTTAATGCACCGAAAGATTTAAGGTTATTTGAGTCTCTAACCCATACTTCCTGAAGCATGTCACCAAACATAACTGCGTCAGGAATACCGTAAATCCAGGAATAGTATCTTGCTTTAGCTTCGAGACTGGCAATGAATATATGGTAGTTTATGAAGTCATCGGACATTGTAGCTGACTCTGATCTTAGAGTAGCTTTAACTGCCCGTATGTCTACATAGTATGGGTTGTACATACTACAGAATTGGAAGGAAGTTGCCTGGGCAAGTCTCTGTCCACTTACAGATCTCATACCCTTTGCAAGACTTACTTCATATCTAGTGTTAAAGGCTATGTTTTCTGTTGGAACAAAGGTTAATGTCCTACCAGATAGCACCCAAGAACCTGAAACTGCCCCTGTAGAGTATGAAGACCCTACATCATTCCTGGGAAGTTGATCCTTCTTTGTGAATGATATGTAATTTAACATAGTCCCAGTAGCCGGAGCTTCAGTAAAAATTAATTCTACTGTAGGGAACGTAGTTAAATTGGTAGCCAGGTTCTCTGGTGTAAAATCTTCCACAGAAAATTGCAAAGGTACAGTCTGGGAAGGATGTATGTATGTTCTTGCACTAGTTATATCTGGTTCTTCTTCGTAAGCACCAAAATAAATGCTTCGTCTAGATGATGGCGCAGCATATACAAAACCGGTACCGGATGGAACACGCGCTGTAACGTCCCATGTGAGCCTTCTACCTGTTAGGGTACCCAATACCCCTAAATAGCTCGCAGAGACCAGAGAGAGGCCTGTAGCGGCCGTTGTGAAGGTGCCAGCAAGGGAGGAGTTCTCATAGAAGTTAACATCATAGAGAACACTTCCAGTACTAGTAGCTTGAGTCCAGTTAAAAACGAATGGCTCTGCTTCAAGAGAGATACTGTCAGAAGGATTAAGCAGAGAAACAGAACTTACTGGGGAAGCTGCTGTAGAAAAGAAAATTGTGTAATCGTTAAGGGTGGCTCTACCAAAGGAACTTCTAATCCCCTTCTTAACGATAAGGCGATAACTTCTATTGGGTTGAAGAGAGGCGGTTAATGTTAATCTTCTCTGCCTTGTTGTGTAGTCAGAGTAGGAAATTGTTATAGGTGTATTGGTGCTTTCATCAAGCAGCACCATAAAGCTTGATAGTTGGTTGCTGTCTTGAAACTGAGCAGCAGCCATATCCTCTGAGAAGTCAAGGATAATGCTTCTTGATGTTAAAACATCAGTTTCTCCGGTTTTTGGAAATGTTTCTCGTAGTTCTGGATATCCTGCCACTTTTCTTCACCCTAAGAAAGAATGGGCCTCGCCGCGATATGCGGATCGAGGCCCTTTACCCACCTGTTTGTCTAGATTAGGTAGTTGTTCGAACTGTCATAACTGGCTGATAGTTTTCAACCACTCTAACGTTTCGGGCAACTGTGATCGCTTTACCACCGTCTTTGACCGAGCAGCCCATGTGCTTCTTGATCTTCATAACAGTAGCATCCTTGAACCAGTCTTCCATTTCGTCCATCTGAGCATCACCTCGTGTGGCCATGTAAAGAGAGTTCTTAGCATCAATCACGTATACGTCGGTGTAGAGAGAAGAACCAAGACCGGAAGCCTGGGTTGAGCTGAGAGCAGCGTTCTCTACGTAAGGCAGGGCGTAGTAAGGAACGTAGGAAATACCGAATGGCATGTTTACGTTCTGGTTGAAGTCAGGCTTCTGGCTGTAGATGTTACCACCCATCTGACCCTGATGGAAGAAGGTCGCTCTGATAAGTGGGTCTTGGAAGATCACGAACCAGGCTAGAGGGTGAACCAGGATATGGCTGGGCTCATATCTGTTACCAACAACAACACCGCACATTCGAAGGATGTCCTTCAAAGCAAGAGAAGCATTCCAAGTCTGGCCTGTGCCAACACCGGAAGTTCTGTCTGCAGTTACGTCTGTGTTGTTATTGAAAACTTCAATAGCTCTTTCAGTCATTGCTGTGTAGCAAAGAGATTCTCCAACTCGGTTAACTGCGTTGTTCATCTGTCTCATGTACAGAGTAACAAGCTGGTAGATTGAGTGGTTTCGAATTTCTTCTGTCAGCGAAGTCTGAAGACCGTACTTCTTCAGTCTAATGCTGATTTGGTGTTCCTGCACGGAGAATGATCGGTTAGGATATTCTCCACCTTCAGCAATTTCAGCTGCTGAAAGGGCATCTACAGTTGGGAACGTGATGAACAGTGGTGACTTCGGATCCATCTTGATTTCCTGAGCAACATTGTTGCTAAGGAACAGAGCTGGCTCTTTAGGCTCAACCATGATCTCAGAAATAACCCTTCGAAGCAGCACAGGTGCGTCGCTCGAGTGGAGCATTTCTGTGAATGGTATTTCAGGAACATCGCATCGTTCGCCTGAGTAGTTGTAACCTGTAAACTGGGCGTAGGCAAACTCAGTTGCCTTGTCCATTCTGGTTAGTGCTTCATCATAGCTGACTTGAGTATCCCCTTCACCAATCGTCCAATCATTAACTTTAGCGAACTCTTCCACCTGCGGGCGAATTTGAGCCTCAGTTGCGGACTGAATTTTGTTGAAAATAGTATTCTTCATTTTTTTAGTCTTAAGGTCTCCGTGTAGGGACATAGGGTTGGGGGATTACCCCCAACCGCTTAGTCAGCAACGATGATCCTCATTCCTCCGATAACGTCTGCGTAGTTCAAGTGCGATGGGACACCTGTTCTACCAATGTTTGTGCTAGGAACCAGGCTTGCAGCGTCACTTGACGGTGTGGTAAGGTTTCTACCATCAGTAAGACCAAGGACACCCTGACCCCACAGAACAGCATCCTTAGAACCAAACGATGAGTAGGTCACCGTGATGGCTGTAACAGATGTGATGTTTGCAGAGAGTTCGATGATTCCTGATCTCCAGTTCACTGTATGGTACTTTCCTACGAACTGCCCGGTAACGTTTGTTGGGTTACCTGCAGGTAGTGTGTACCAATCAGATGAACTGTAAGTTGTGGAAGTGCCTGTGTCATCAATAACAGTACCCTGAATCTTGATAACAATAGCATGGTTCACTGAGATTGGCCAGTTCTGGACTCGATAGACCAGGTTGGCTGTAACAGTGGATGGAGTTTCATCTGTTCTCAGGGTGACGTTTGTCATCTGAGCAGCTGGTGGCCAGTCCATGCTTTCTCTAGAAAGTTCAACGAACTTCTTGATATAGTCTTGCTGGGCAACGTCAGTGATTGACTGGATTCGAAGAACTTCACCAGCAACCTGGTCAGCATCCTGACCGTATTCGTACAGAACCTGGGTGCAGCTTGAAGGAAGTGTAGCTTCCCATGCAGTACCGTTAAAGTACAGGTTAACTGAGGCAGTTGAAACAGGGGTTGTGGAGTTCCAGAGAGCAACTACCCGTGGCTGAATACCTGGGTAGACAGCAGAAGTCAGAACAACTGTACCAGAAGCTGTGAAGGACTGGTAGTTTAGCTGCTTAGCCTTCCACTTAACTGGCTTACCTCTATGCATCCAACCAATATTGCTGGTTGAAGTGATAGATCCCCAGAAACCGGTAACTCTGTCACCTGCAGCGAGGCCACCGTGAGCACTGTTAACAGTTAGAACATAAGGAACTTCAGCAACAAAACCTCTTCGGAACTTAACGTCAGAAGCATCGTTTGAGCTGTCAATACCAAATGTATTACCTGAGAGCTGGAAAGGACCAGTTGAGACTGGGTTGTTAGAAGAATAGGTCGTAGCTGATCGGAAGATGTTGTTGACTGACATACCAGCTGGGGTAATATTCTTACCATCGTGGAGAGTCAAAACAGTCTTACCTCTGTCACCAAGAGCCATTCTGTTAGTGTTAGGAGTTGAGGACACACCTGCTGTGCTGTATACGTTACCACCAACGCCTTGCTGATAGCCAACACCCACAAATCGTCCAGCTGGGATAGCAATACCACCTGCAGGATCATATGGGTCTACAGCAATTGCAGACAGAAATGGGTCAACACGCAGAGGCTCTGGAGGAGTCTGACCAACGTTGGGACCAGAAACCTCAACAAAGGGCGTCCACCTTTTATTTGTGCTCAAAAACGAGCCGTAGAAATCGCTGATATTCATTTTTTGTTACTTGTTTCTCCTAGTTGGGGGTTTCTTATCAGCACTCCTCTTAACAAAGAGTTCTGCTGTCCTGATTGCCTCCTGCCCTTTCTTAACATCTACTGAAGGTTTTTCTTCTTCGGTAGAGATTGGGATTGGGTTGTCCACATGCTCAAGGCTGCCTGGAGTTGACTGCTCTTGTGGGGTTGATTCATTTTTACTTGAATCCTCTACGGGGGCTAGCAAAAGACTTTTAAGCACTGATACACCGAAAACGTTGTATGGCTTTCCAGCCTCCTGAATTGTCTCTAGAGAGACTTTCTCTTTTCGTACCATACCGACAATCTGAGCCAGATATTCCTTAGAAGGATCTGAGAACTCGTGTCTCTTGAAATACTCAAAAAGAAATTCGTTACCTAGTCGGAGAGGATTTGAAAAATCGCTCTCGTACTCTAATAGAGGGGAGGTTCTATTGAAGTACTCTTCACCTCTATCAATAGCCTCTTGAATGAAGGTTTGAACTGAAGTTCTGTCTTCTTTCGATAGGCCGTAAGACTTAGCAATTAGATCAAGATTTTCTAGATTTTCCTTAGCTTCGTCTACACTCGAAATCTTAATTGGTAAGAAAGGTGTACTACCTTCGATGATTATAGGTGCAAAAACAACCTTATCTCCTTCAGAGAACACACCGAAATTAGCAGCTTTTTCACTAATACTCTCTAAAATAGAGTCAGACTCTTTAGGAGCAAGCAGAAAAGCATTAATTGCTTCAACTTTGTCAGTTACAGGGATTGTTTTGCCTTCGCCGCAGAAAACGGTATCAGGAAGACCTTCTCGAACCTTCTTGGTGTACTTAGTCTCAAGATCTGCACCTTCTCCTTCGTAGTTGAAGAGTTCACCTACAGTGCATTTAGTTTCCAACTCTTCAGCCGAAAGCTCAAACTTTTCACCCATTAAGAGATACAGACCAACAGCAGCCTTTGCAGACTCCTTGTTCCATTCTCCCAACCATTCAGTGACGGAATCTTGACACTTGGTAAAAGCTTCAATATTGAGAACTGTTGCAGACGGTGGTTCACCGCCAGAGATTTGTTCTATAAGTTGATCAGAACCTGTAAACTCAGTTATGGCAGAATTAATCTGCTCATTAAGACTGGTCTTAAATAGTTCTTCACCCTCATCTCCAACCTCAGACAACTTGTTGGCAATATCTTTAATTTTAGAAACATCCTCCAAAACCTGCTTTATCAGTTCTGGATTATTCTGTGATTTATTCGCCATTAATAACCTCGGAAATTATTTTGGAAACTCTCATTTCCACAGTACTCATCGGTCGGAGACCCCAGAGAATTCTGTCAGTGTCTTCTTTTAACTTTTCACTGGCTTTTTTGAAAGAGTAGGCTATTTCATAATCAGAAATAGTCCAAGTATTTTTTTCTTTCAACACTAATAGAGGAGCAATCTTTTCTTTGTTAGTCTTATTAACAAAAAGATTCTCTAAAAAGAAGGTTTTTAATGAATCCAGTTCACTAATGCAAAGATTTTTCACAGACTCTCCAATAAACTTATCAGTCTCCAGAGGCTGTGTTGTCTTACTTTCTTCTTTTGGTTTTTCTTCTTCAGTGAGACATTTGATTAGCTCTTCTTCTGTACTTGGAAGAAGCTTTTCCAGTCTTGAGTTATAAAGAAAACTTGCTTCTTTGATATCCTTATTCTTGATTAAAGATAGAGGCCTGATCACGGCGGAGTCTAATTTGAGTACAGAAATCCTTCCAAATCTCGTTTCACCGTTAATTTCCCAACTAACTATTTCACCTTTCTTAAATTTAGGTTCGTCAGTTTCGGTGGGTTTCTCAGACTCTGTAGCTACTACCCAAGAATCTGCATCCAAACTTTCTGCTACTGCTTGGTCATTGCTGTCAAACCAGTAGTATTCTTTAATCTTAGTTGAATCAATAAGGGGGACACCTGGAGCAAAAGCAAAAAATTCTTCTTGTGTCATCTCTAGGACTTTTTGCTCAGTCTTAATGTCGTAGAACACAAATTCCTTTCTTCCCACAGGTTTTTCACCCAAAAGAAGACTGATTCCGTTCTCCCCAATGTCAGTATCTTCGACCCCTGCATGGATATCTGAAGGGTTGTTGACAAAGGAGATTTCTCTGCCACGCATACCTTTCATAGTCCAGTAGCAGAGCCTGGATTTCCCATCAACCTCGTAATAGGAACCTTTTTCATAAGGAGGCATCTCTTTACCTTGCTTCCTAAGTTGAATCAGGTCTTGTCCACTAATTGATTCGATAACGCTGTCAACAATAGAACCTATAGAAACAGTGTGGTACTGTCCTCCCATAACTCTGTTGATAGCTTCTGCTTCTGTGATAGAAAGTACGAATTTCATACATCCATCCCCCTCTAAGAAGCCAATACCTGTCTCTGAAGGAACTAATTCCTCCATTTTCTTTCGTGAATAGGCAGCACAGATAATCCTACCCATGGGCGTGTCTGCGGGGTTGAACATATCTCCTTGAAGATTATGTTCCCGTATAACAGGCTTAGCGTAGGGTGTTACAAAGCTGCAGTATCCAGTGGGGTTCTGCTTTTTCTTGCTTCCTATTAAGGTTTCTGGCAAATACAGGGTGCTATTGCCTGTAACTTTGTTAGAGTGCATGGCCCTAACAAGAGGATACACCGCTCTAATATTCTTTAGAGGTATGTTCCCCGCCACCACACTTTCAGAGATAGGTTGACCGTCTTCTACATCAGGTCTATTATCTACTGAAAGTGTTATGGATTCTTTGAAATAAAACATACTATTCAATATTATTTACCAAACACTGTTGTATACTCTGGCTGCGAAAGATCCCATGTTACGCAGATTGGCTCTAAAGGCTTCTTTTTGAAAAGCAGCCATGAAACCTGCATAACCAGCTCCTGCAGCTAGACCTGCACTAAGAGCTGCACTTCCGTACCGCTGTTCCCGCAATCTCTGCATGGATGAAGCACCGCCCATTAAAGCTGCACCACCCATGATCCCAGCAGTTATTAACCTAGCGTTACCATGTCCTAGGGCATTTATACTACTTCTCAATCCAAAACCGTGACCACCTAGTCGTACTGTTGGCATTATTATTCTTCTCCTTCTTTCTTATCTTCGTCCTTTAACGAAGCATCTACTTCGACAATTCCTGTATTAGGGTTGATAGAAACTAAACTTTCCTTACCACCTGATAACTTAGCCTTTAAAGCTACAGCAGATACAGTTGATAAGCCAATCCAAAATTTAAAATCAAAAACCCCTTCATGGGCATAAACAAAAGTAAGTCCTGTGATTACAACATACAATGCTGCATCAACAAAAAACATAATTAACTTTTTATTCTTTTTTGTGTTCATTTCTTCAATAAACCCCTCAATTTGGTGCTTAGTAAGAAAATTTCTGAATCTATTGCTTCTTTGGTTGGAATAACTGATCCCTCATTCCATATGCAGCTGAGATAGAAAAACTTATTTTTAGACACCTTGATTTTTTGTTTTTTCACAAATGAAATGTGATTAGCAAGGCAAATATCTTTGAAAAATCCCTTCTCCATCTTCGCAACTCTGCTTTCCCACGTATCCAAAGCAATTACTTGGACCAGCATACGTGAGTAGGCTTCATCTATACGGAGATTTTGAATTCGTTCTCTTAGGGGTACCAAACCATCTGAATAAACTTCATACAAAACTGTTGTGTACAATTGAACCCCCGGTGAGGGGACACCACCGCCATTAGAGGTGTATGAAATGTGAATCCTATCACAATTTAGGTTACGCTTCAAACTTGAAAGCTCATCATAGATCTGGGAAATGTTTTTAAAGACATTAACAGGACCTTTTTCCCTTAAGGTTGATATAATATCTATACCAGCCCTTAAGAGAGCGACTAAACTGCCACCAGTTATTAACTGGATGATTACCGACCAGAAATCATTATTATTGTTGTGTACTGCCATTTTGGTCTTGCGCCTTAGAAAAGATGTACTCTACAAGAGCAATCTCGTCGTGTAGAAGATTTTTCATCTCCAAGTAGTAAGGTGTTAGATCAAGCCCAAATTTAGTAAAACAAAGGTCTACAAAGTCCACCAGATCCGTCTCCGTTAAAGGAGAAATCTCTGCTAGGAACTCTTTAGACAACTTTGGTTTCTTGGTGGTACTTGAACCGGATAATGGATTGGCTTCTGCCTTAGCTTTAGCCTTTTCCCTTTCTATGGGTAAGGTCACCCTGTTCAAATAGAGGTCTTCATCGCTAACCTCGCCAAAGAAACCAGAATTAGATCTACTTTCTTCAAAAGTAAGTATATTTTTGTTGTAAAGATCGGAGAAATGGTTTTGAAGTTTGATTCTTCTAGCTTCGTCAATATCTTTAACAACGAATTTAACTACGTGTTTTTCATTATTAAATGGATCGAAGCCCCCTTCCCACAGAAGTTCGTTAAGAAGAAACATTTCTATATCTCGAGAAAGTTCTTCTTGACAGAATCTAATTCTCTGCATCAAGATTTCCATGGCAGCATCTACTGCGCCCATGGAAGCAGCTTCAAATCCCATAAGAAATGGAGAAACGCCCATACTTGCAAAGCTTCTGTATGCAAAGTATTTAAGATACCCTTCATTTCTCATTGCAAGGCTCTCTGAGCCAAGAAATTTGAGTTCATGTGTTGAAGGTGTGACAATTACACCATCAGGAGACATTGTTTCGTGAAGTCGCACAGCTTGATTGATATCACTCTGAATATTACCAGGATATCCAGGTCTGGTAATTTTATGCCACAAAATAGGCATAGAGTTCTTTTTGATCATCACAGCTATTGTGTGTTCTACGTTTCTAAGCAGTGCTACATCCTCTAAAGCAGCAAAAGTAAGTCCGACTCCATAATGGGCATCGCTTGGTTTCTTGTAAGCTGTGTGGAGGATATCCATCCCTGGGTAAAGAACACCTGGCAAATCTTTATCTGTGTTCATAATAACCAGAGATTTAGAGGTATTAGTTAGGGGTTTTCCTTTTGTTATATTTAACCCCTCTTTCTCTCTGCCTTGAACAGACCATCCAAGAAATCGCTGACCTTTGATAACAGGTTCTAATTTTTCAGGAGAAATAACAAACATAGCAGATATTGGAAAGGGTCTATCTGCAAACATAGGTATAGAACCTAGGTTCTGCTCACTATCTCTTACTTTTAAGATAAAGGGGTTACCGTGCTTGAAATACTCGTTTATATATCTGGAGAAGGTGGTTTTCCAGTGTTCACCAGATCTAAGACTCATAACAGAAAGTCTTTTTTGAACATATCTAACAACTTCAGGCTCACCTTGAAGTTCAAAGTCCTTAAAAAGCTCTGCGTGTCTATCAACTGCGTTTCGGATAAACCCATCAACCATGTAGGCATTGATAGCCATACCAATAGCCCGCTTAAGCTGCCCATCTTTCTTTGAGAAAGAATCAAAAACTCTAGCGTAATCCGTCTCTGATTCTAGCGGATTAGCTGCTGCCTTTATAGTTGTTGGAGAGCTAGCGGTCTTTTTTGGGGGAGTAAAGCCCGTATTGTTTGAGTAAATTCTTTCTATCATATCCCTGGCTTAATAAATTAGTGTTGGTCAACGAGCATATCAACGAGTTTCAAGTAGACAATTTCCTCAGAGACTGGATTGTCCCAATCTAAAAAGAGAAATTTAGCTGCAGCGGGTAAGTTGATTTGTTCTAGTTTAGGTAAAGCTGTTTTGATTATAGCTATCTTATTTATGTTCTCAGCCCATTCTTCTTCTGTAATACCGTAGTTTATGGCCGTAGATTTGGAAGAATTGAATGGGGTTCCTACAATAATATAGAGCGGTGTATTGCTCAAAACAAAATCAAACTTAGGTATAGTAGAGTCTTTAAACGAAAAATAGTTAAAAGAAGCACTCTCGATTACCTGTATTGATTGGTGGTCATCAACCTCCCTTCCATAATTCAAAAGGTCTGCTGCGTTCTTGTACAACACATTACCCACGATCTCTACCCTCTTTTTGTGTTCTAATTCCCACTCTGATCTTAGGAGATGGGTTAAACATTTTCTAAAGAATTTTATTAGTAAATTTTTCATGTTAGTTTTTTATGCTGAACGACCACTTATTTAACGCATCAGCTGCAGATATTTCTTTTTCTGAGAATGTGGGAACTTTGATTTTCCTAGACAACGAAATAGCACTTCTAACCCTATCAACCACATGCAGGAGACTGTTTGCAACCTTTTCAGGGTTTGAAAAATCAAGGTTAGTGAAGTTGGAAAATGAGCTGGCTGCTGATACCATATCCTTTATAACCCAAGCTCTGTTGATTGTATTTATGATTTCAGCTCTTACTTCAAAAACCTGAATCACTTTACCCTCTAAAGTCAAAAGTTCTTCCTCAACTCTTCTCAAACTGTTTAAAAGCCTTTCATCTATTTCTTTTCTGAAAGTGTAAAGTTCTTGCACAGGTTTTACAGGATTTGACAGAAGCTCTAGGTTATCTGTACTTCTAAGAAGAGAGGGTGAGACACCAAAGTAGATTGCAGCTTCTTTAGCTGAAATCATTTTATAGTAGGAGTAATCAACCATACTGCCAAGGATAGTTTCAACAGATTGGTCTAAAGAATAATATTGATCGAACTGATCATTTATCCTACCTTGGGAGAGAAAATCAATTTGAGCACCAAGTTGTTGAACAGAATTGGTGGTCGCATATATCATCTCTGCTATATTGTCAAAGAAACCCTCTGTTAATCCTGGAACAGTCAACTCACCTATAGTTTTTGCCTGAGAAAGGGCCAGTTCTACAAATTGCTTATCCTTAGAGAAAAGAAGATTGCTTAGCGAAGAAGTTGGAATCTCAGAAAACAGATTGTTAGGGGCGGCTGCTTTTGACCAAGTTCTGTCATAAACATATTGAACAACGCCAGCCTGTGCCTGTGTCCTGTACAAATCCTTTACAAGGATAGCCCTAGGATCGGTTTGAGTTCTAAAAACAGCCCTCTCTACAACCTTCAATGCATTTGCAGGTGGAAGGGAGGGTGGAGGTGTACCCCCAGACAACATCTCTGCTGGATTAAAGTTGGCCAGTTTTACTGCGTTAAAATATGCAGTGTAAACTGGGTTTGTAGAGTTAGTTTGTGTAACCTCATTTATGATCAACTCTATCTGTCTTTGAGCAGACGCAGCAAAGTCTAGATTATCTTGGACTCGTTGAACTGTATCAGTGGGTTTTATCCTACCTCGTAATATAGCCTCTTTTATAGTGATCTGTGGCAGTGTCTGATCGTTAGACCCACTTAGACTTTGATCAACATGCTTCTTGATCTCCCTTTGATCTATAAGTTTAGAGAATAGGCTTGACATTAAAACAGACTCCTTCTATAGGGTACATTTATATTGCTTCTAAGGGGGAAAGAGGACATAACATTACCATCATCATCCTCTATCACCTCGAAACCTCTGTGAAGAGCAGGTTGGTGAGAATAGGTCATTATTTCACCACTCATCGAAGCATCATGGTAATCCAAGAACTCATCTTCGTACATAAGGTGAACACCGTACACAGCGAACAAGAAACAGTCAACAATGTGTTCGTTCTTTTTGCTGTATGTTACAGTGTTATCCGTCTGTTTAACAACCTTAAACCCGAGAAATTGGTCATATATCTCTTTCTTGTGGTGCGGGATTCTAACTTGATTTCTCTGTAATTTAAGTTTTAATCTACCCACCAGGAAGGACTTTATGTTCTCCTTCAAAACCTCTTCGGAATTGGGGTCTTGCAGTTCTACATTCTGTCTATAAGAGACTGGAACTATGTTTTCTAGAAGTTCAATTCCAGGATTTTTCATCCCAGCTTCCATCAACATTTCAAGCTGTCCTTCACCAGCACCCTTATCAGCTATCAGAAGTCTGCATCTAAATTCCTGCCATAGTGCTACAGCGCGGTTTACAGCTGTGATATATGTAAATATTGGGTCTTTTACCTCTTCATGATGAAGAAGTTCAAGGGTCTTGGAATTAGGGTCGTATTGTGTGATTAGTATGTTGGTTCCACACTGATACTTATCCCAGTCAATAGTGAGAAACCTTACACAATTCTCCCTAATCATATGGGGTCCAGGTTCGTAGTCCTGGAAGAAAGCATCGTTAAGTGTATCTACCGAGAAAACTGAGGTATCCGCATCACCAACTTCAAGAAGGTATTCAGTTCTCCAGCTTCCTGGAGTTACCTTAGCTTGCATTTCCTCAATGTCTTCAGGAAGGTAGTCTGCGTTTTGTGTTATTGGAAGGAAAATAACGTCAGAATTAGGTGGCTTCTTACCAGAATTCTTGAAGTCTCTAATTGTTTCGTAATACTTTCCTTCTGGGGCGTAAAGGGTGCCAGCAATCCAAGCTTTGACCTTCCCTCTTCTGGTAAAGTCACCAAGAATAATAGGGTCAACCTGTCTCCAATCATCCTCATCAAGCTCCTGAGCCTCGTCAACAAAAACAATATCTGCCGTCAAACCTCGGATAGTTGTACCGGATAGGATCTGCCCAGTTATTGTGGTGCCTGTTATGAAGGATCGTTGTTGAGGATCTTTTGTGTTGCCTGTGGGAGACTTGAAAGCCTGAAGCAGTTCATTTACGTTAATCCACTTGTCAATAATGTCAAAGAATTCTTTTTCCTGCTTAGTACCAGGGAAAAAGATGATAATTTGCTTATTTTCTTGGGTTACTGCGTACCATAAAGCCAATGCAGTAAAGGAGTAGGAATTATGAACAACTGTGTTGTTGCTGATAAAGTTAAAGTCTGGGTGGAAGACAGAGAGGTCAAAAACCTTCCTGCTACCCAAATTCTGGATATCCACTACGATTTCCCAACGCCTTGAAGATCTTACATCTAGGAGTGGAACATCTAAGTTAAGTACTTTAACTAGGAAGGTATTAGTATCTATTGAATTCTCTATGTTGAGAATACCGCACTTATCAACCCTGGATTCAATACCGAGCCTTAGAAGAAGATGTTGAACGTCAAAAGCTAATGATTTTTTGAGAAGTCTGTACTCACATCGCCTAGAAAGAACCTTCCCAAACACCCCAAATAATTCTTTAAGGTAGAGGCTGAGAGATTTCTCATTCAACTTGAAAACTTCGTCAGGCACTCGGTCATCCTGCATTGTTATCTTTGCAAACAGGCTGCAGCTTCCTTCCCCTGCCTCCTCTTCACCACAAGGCATTTTTGACGGGGCTAGAATTTTATCGCCTATTTTTAGTTCCCCAGCAGGGATCCAACCCTTTTTATGCTCAAAAATTTCGTGATCTGTAGATAAACCTATTGCGACACCTGTCCCCAAATACAGTTTGACACAGGTCTTAACCCCATTAAAGTTCCACGAACACTCAGTTTCCTCAACTTTATTGGTATCAAAGTCAAAAGCTAAGGTTTTTTCAAAGTTCTCCGCTTCGTTTATTCTAATAGGCCGCAGAGTTTCTGGATTTAGAACATAGTTATCGTAAGTTAGGCAGTTGTGTGTTGGTGTATGCCCGCTTGTAATAAAAAGGTGATCTTTGTGGTCAACAGTAATACAGCTCATTACTGTTTCGTTTCTAGTCCTTTCTACGGATACAACATCCCTAAAAAGTACTTTTTTACCAACCCCTGAAAATCCTGGAAGATCTTTTGGAAGAATTATTTCCAAATCCCCACCCTTTACAAACACCACAGCACCCAGAGTTCTAGCCAATTCTGCTACTGACCAGGATAATCTGCTACAGTGAAATTTAAGGTTAAGTCTGTCATCAACAACCTTGGCGGACTGGGCATCCACGAACCCCTTCAAGAGAAGTGCTCTTTGATTGACTGAACTGTATAAGTAATCCTGGGGAATGAACCCTTTAGCTGTGAAAGCGAATTTATAGGGATCAATTTTTAGATCACGCTCATCACCAAAAGCAGGTTTTACGTTGTAAATTCGGGCAGGGGTCTCTTTCAGAATCTCTGAGAGTTGTTTTGTGGTTACTGTAACACTTTCAGATCTTTCTGGGAGAAATACAAACCATTCGTGCTCTTTGTTGCAGTCAATGTGGGTATTGTCTGATAAGGTAAGCCGCCAAACTTCAGAAAGATTTGGTTCTGTGATATCAATTATCTCTGCAGTTCCTCCAGAAGGAATACAGACTCTATCCCCGACGTTTAACTCACCAACTTTTACGGGGCCACTGGGCGTGTAAACTACTTCGTAGTGCGGGAGCTCTTTACCAGCTCGACGGTGAACACAGATCCAGGTACTTAACTTTTTAGACGCAAATATTTCTTTTTGAGGGGTATTTGCTTGGAAAAGTTTTTCCCCCTTATCGGAATTTGGGTCCGTTAAAAAGTTTTCTGTAAAAAACCTGGGATCTTCTTTTGCTTTCTGAAGCTTTCTTCTAAGATCTGGCGGTAGTGCTGTTGGGTCGAAAATATCCATGATTTATTAGCGTTGTAGGTACCTAGCAGCCATAAATGCTGCCTCATTACCTACAGTACCGTATGCTTGATTTACCTGTTGACTAGAATACTGCATAGAAGCAAACGCCAAATCCATAGGCGCAGTTGAGTAAGAAAATGGCACCATAGCCATGGTTCTAGCCTCTAATGCGGAACGGTTAGAGTTTGAAACTAAGCGGATTAAGTCCCCTGAATGGGATGCTGCTTGTAGGCCAACTTGGGCAACAAACGCTCTTCCAGGGGCCATGCCAGCTGTTAAAAGAAACAAACCAGCATTCGCAGCTAATTCTCTACCCCTCTCCTGTGGCGGGGCAGTCATTAAGGTAATAGCACTTGGTACAACAAGGTTTAGAACAGCGTTAAGTCCCAAACCTCTAAAATTGTGTAAAACTTTGTTCTCTGCAGACGAGAAAACAGTTTTCATACCGGCAGCAGTGCCGCCAAATAGAACTTTAAATGGGTTCATTATCTTCTAGTTCCCCTACCCATTAAAGATTTTGCATAGTGTGCATCAGCCCCCATATCATTCATGTGGCGTATATTCCCACCAGAGTAGTAGACAGTGGGTTCAGGGGAGTCATTTCCCATAGCACCCATTAGGCCAGTTAACGTCGAAGCTGCAAAAGCACCTGCGGTCAGCCTTCTAACAACTTTGGGGTTCAATCCAACACGTCTTGCATCACTAGTAGCGTGGCCAAGAGTGGCTGTACCACCAATATGACCCTCAACCATCCCTTCAAACAACTTAGCCTCAGGATCAAAATGGTTCATATTATCTTTTAGGGTCTTACCTGTGATATTAAGCACACCGTTGTTTTCTTTAAGCTCACTTATAAACTTTCTCCCAGCCTTCCCAGCGTTAGGTTTAAGGCTTCCCATAAGCTTGGATTTAGTAAGGGGATTGAAGAGGTCTGGGTTGTTCCTGTACGGAAATAGTAAGTTGAAAGCTTCTGAAGTATTACGGGCCTTATTAACCCCACCAAACGGGTTCCCAGCAAGAAGATTAGCTGCCCCAATAAATGAAGCCTCTGCAGCACCTATAGCGTGTTCAAGAAGTTTTAATCCACCAATACCTAATTTACCAGCGGACTGGGCTCCCATATAACCCAAGTTTTTCCCAAGATTAGCCGCACCTCCGTTTTTGAAAAAGTTTCCAACACCGGCCAACCCAGCGGCACCTAATGCTGCTCCACCAGCTAAAGCACCCTTCCCTAAACCTACAGCACCCCCACGAAGGCCCCCAAATGCCCGTTTAAAGCCGTTCCCGATCAATTCACGGCCCCAAGGAGTGCCAAGCATAATACCGCCCCCTACGGCCCCTACAGCAGCAACTCCCCAATGTCCTGTCAAAGCACCTGGTGCAGCACCTAAAGCAGCACCGGCTGCACCAGCAGCTAATCCAGGTATTAATCTATCATAAAAGATATTGGTGCTGTCCATTTATTATTCTTCCTTCTCTTCTTCTGCGGGTGGAAGGGTTTCCGCTTCTACAACAATTGCATCTGATCTTGAAAACAGACTTTTTAGGACATTTTGGCCCTTTCCAAGCTGTGAGGCTAGTTGTATTCTGTCTTTTCTACTTGCCACAAGATTTTTTCGAGCATTAGAGATCATTTTATCAATTCTCTCTATCTCTTTGAGGAGGGGGTGTCCCTTAGTTTCAGTGTAAGGGGAGCCGTTAATAGGGTCAACTGCTACAATACCTTCTATACTGATGCCCTGAATATTCATCATCCAGTCCAGCCTTCTCCTATAGATCATCAGTCTCACTACATTAGCTGCGTCAATAAGGTCAATAGTTTGATCAGGGTCTATGCTTAAGTCTCTAACAAGATCGGAAAACAGGGTAACACCGTAGATTCTTTCTGCCCTACAAGGTGTTCCTATGATTTTTTCCTTGTCTTCTGGAGACATATTCTTCATTATGGGGCAAAGATCGTGGTACTCGCAGAGAGCACCCTTACATAATAGAACAACGTCACTGACTATGGGAAGGTTTTTTAACGTCTGTCTTCCGCGTACAGTGTTATTCCATTGTGTGTTGGAGAGTAGAAAAGCACCTAATTTTTGCAGGGAGTCCTCGAACTCATCTTCAGAAATAGGGGCAGATATGTTAAAAGCTGTCTGCTCATTAACAAGTTTATTTGTTTCGTATCTCTCTAAAGGATTTTCTGAGTGCTCTGAGGTCATAACTAACTGGTTGCAAGGCCAAAACCTTGACTATGGAGTAGGGATTAACATCTTCGTAATGCTTTAGGAATTCTTCTATATCCGCTGGTCCACAAGACATCTCCCACTCTCCTTTCACTACATCTTGCAGCCTTGTTTCCCGTATATACCTAATGTCCATATTAAAACTGAACATCTGTTTTTGGGGATCAAGTTCATCTTCCTGATCGTAATACACGTCATCGTAGACAACAGCTTTTACAAGTGTTAGCACAGAAGAGTCGAAGAGAACAGAATCCTCATTGGCAATAAGTATTGAATACTTATTTCCAGTAAGAGCTTCTACTTGACTATAAGGAACCGGTAGATAGGTAATATCCATAACTAACTATTTCTTCTTTTTCTTTGGTTGTGTTGCTGGTTGCGGGGCAGGTTTTTGACCCTTGCCCTTGGTTGCCTTTCCTTTGCCTTTTCCCATAACAGCCTCCTCTATTTTTAGATAGTCTCTACGCAAATAGAGGCACTATTTGTTAGAGGTTTCTTTGAAACATGGATCTTGACTTTTCTAATGAGAATATAGCTGGGAAAAAATCTTTCCTTAGCGGCACGGTTTTTACAAACAGTGGGCTGTCTAAGGTTAAGCTCCCATATATAAGTATTGGTCAGCAAGAACAAGTTCATGTCACAGAATTTAGAAAACTTGTAGAAGCTGCTGCTAAGGGAAACAGAGATCCAAGAGCCTGGGAACTTTACCTTAGAAGGCACCAACATACCATTCTTAAGCAGGGATTCATTCTTGCTGCTGAAAATAAGAGAATTGACCCTGTTTCCGCTGCCGAAGATACATTTAGGAGACTAGGTTTTAATGAATTTGAGAGTATGCGAGTTAGATTCGTAACCTCTTCAAACATCCCTCTTGATCAAAAGGCTATAGACAGACATACACAGTATCTGTTGGATCAGGCAGCTGGAGGGGATAGAGCCAAGAATGCAAGATCTCCCTTCACTAACTTCGACGCAAAGAAAGGTGTTATTAAACAGGTTGATACTGATCTTACTGGGTATTATCATTTAGAACGTGGCAAGGAAGGCACACATAACATTCTGTATATAAACGATGTTATGGGTGGCAGTATTGTAACAGACATGGACGCTGACGAAGCCAACGTACTAATTATGCGTCAACGTGCGGCTGACGGCAAGATTGTAAGAGAGGAGTTAATATCTCTAAAAGAACCTATTACACAGGCAATGTTCAGATTTAGAAGTCTACAGACAGCTCCTGGGGTAGGTGATTTCAATAAGAAGGATCTCTTTAATATATCCAGTATAGATATTGGAAGGAAGTTGGATCCCCATAATTTCAGGGAAGTGGCACCTGGCAAGTTGGGGACACGAATCTTCTCCTCAGAAGAGGCTGCTGGTCAATTTAGTGTTCTTGGAGACCTTTATAGGTTAAGGGGGTCAAAACTCTCTAATGTAGAGGCTGTAAGAGATATAGCCACAAAAGAACTTCAAGACCCGCTTACCGGTATCATTACAAACCTGCATGACTTACAGGCTATGTATGCTGCTGCTATTGAGGTCAATGACCTGAAAACTAACGACCCAGCAAAGTTCCAGGAAAGGCTTCTTTTAACCCAAAAAATGGCAGCTGAGCAGCTAGAAAACGCTAAAAATTCTGGAAAAAAAAGGGCTACCCACAAAAAATTCTTCGATTTCTACGAATCAGCAATGGGAGATATCGTAGATAGAAACGGATCTTATAATCAATCCCTAGAGCTCCTCCTCCAAACTGACGCTGTTGCTAAAAAAATGGTTGATGCGTCCAACCCAAACAGACTTTTCGACGTTGAAATTCGAATGAAAGCCTTGAGAGGTGGTCAAGGCAACATACAGGATAGAGGTATTTTAGACACCTTCAACATGATGTTGAAGCACAACCAACTACTCTTCAAAACAAACAGCATATCTAATATGAGTCATGCTGACTCCCTTGATTTACTAAACACTTTGACAAGTATAGGTGGAAGCACTGAAAACACCATGAGAGACGTGTTTGGTGCAGCCTCCATTGATGACTTCCAAAAAAGAACCAGAACACTAGCTGAGGCTGTTCTTAATAAGAAAACCAAAGCTGTAGAACAAATTGAATATGACCCAGCCAACACAATTCTAAAAAGATTGATGAAAGCTGGTGTTGTTGACCTAGAATCAATCAACATCCCTTCAAAATACGCAAGACAAGATCTTTTAGGTACAGGATATACTAACGAAGTTCATGGACTGATGTTCCGTGGGTTAGATGGTGTTATTGACCACCCATTTGGAGCTGACAACGTATTTGAGATACCATTAATAGGCAATATGGGTATCAGAGAAGAGGGGAACAGAATTAAGTTTAGAAATCCTATAGAGCATATTGAACAGCTATTAGAAGAATCTTCTACTAATAGTATGCGCTCCTTCATGTCAACAACAGGTTTTTACTCCCACACAAGTATCGGAAACGCCCTAATAAACGGACATAATGGTAAATCCCAGGTATTCAGGGAGCAGTTAATGAGTGCATACGGTCTGACCAATGAGGTTGACGCCTCTGCATTGGGGAGAGAGATATTAGCGGGTGGTCACGAATCAGCCCAGCACATGGAAATTATAAAAAGGTTCAACTTGATGCACAATCAAAGTGCCTTTTCAGCTATTAAACAGCAAACCGATAAGATTTTAGAAGCCCATGGTTTCAAAACCATGAATCCTGTGAGAATAATAGACGGAAACATAGTTGATATTGGGGAGGCTGACATGATGCGGGCCGCTACAACTGTTGGTGTTGATTTAAGAGTTACTGACCCTAATCTGGAAATGATGGCTGATACAGCGGCCAACTACGCAGAAGAGGTGGGTGGCATCCACATGAAGTCAACAAGCTCCATGAATAACAGGGTCATGCAGTTTAGGCTAGGTGCCGCCGCCGGGTCATTTGCTCCTATAGGGTTGAATCAAGGTATCGGAGTTATATCTGCTAAATCTGCATCAAGAGCTGCCAACATATCTAAACAGATAGGTGGTGGCGGTATTATGCTTGGAGAGCTGAACGTAGCTTTCGGGGACAGCCAAGTAGCTCACCCCCTCTTCAGCATGTATGATCTAACAGCAGACGTTGGAACTAAAAGAGCGGATGAAGGCCTTATTCTTGTTTCTGAATCTTTTAGAGATAAACTTCTAGAAAAGGTAATGTCAGCCAACAAAATAGGCCCCAACTTAACAGAGGAAGAGTATTTTACTACAGGCCGGGAAAGCTTTGTAAAAAATATGATGTCTGGGTTCGAAGCATCGCCAGATAGCTTCCTAACAGAGGGTGAGCAAAGAGCAGCCTCTGCAGACAGCTATAGTTCCCTTTTTGACAGGATGTACGAACGGGTTGAGAATGGCGACAAAGTAAGATACGTTCTTACTGAAGAGGGAAAGAATTTCCATACATCACAAACCCTGAAACTTGATTCACTATGGGGTAACAAAGCTGTCTCTGTTGTCCACGGTGATTTTGGTGTTGACCCTACAGGAAGACCTATTGATATCTTTGTAAGCATGAACCAAGTTAGGTCTAGGGAATCCGTGGGACAGACTTACGGAGCTGTCCTCGAAACTGCTGTTAGATCTGGAAGACTGGATCCTACTCAATACCCAGAAATCTTTGAGCAGTCTGGTGGGGATTGGAGAGTTATCGCTCGAGAATCTGTTGAAGGATTGGAGAATGTGTACGCTGATGCTCTGGAGAAAGCCCGTTATGGTGCCACTATCTCCTTTGGTGGTGAACATAATGCAGTTAATATGTTCCACGCATACATGGACGATATAGCTGTTTCAGCAGTTCATGCTGACAAGTACGCAACTAAGGAAGTAAACACATTCCTGAGATCAAACTCAGCCCTTAAAGTAATGGGGCAGATGTCTCACATAGCTGAAACATTAGCCTCTTCAGACGTAGGTCAGGGAGTTGTGGGAGCTGGTCTGCAAATTGCGGTTGCTACAGTGGCGCAGCAATTGCAAAAAGGTGCATCACAAGTTATAGGACACTCTAACCAGACGATGACCCATGCCAGTTTTATGGCTTCCTCAAGAAGAATAATGGCTGAAGCAACTGGTAAAGCTGCAGCTTTGGCTGAGACAGCGGTTGAGCAAGCTTCTACGGGTATGAATGCCCCTAAATCAGCGGTAGGTGCTGTTATGAATAGTGGCCAAGCTGCGGCTGAACATGCTGTTAAAACTGGAAAAATAAACCCCGCAATCCCAATTGTTGGTGGTTTGGGACTAGCGGGGTATGGACTAGCTAATAGTAGGAGAAAAAAAGAGGGCTATCTTTAATAAGACTTTTTGATTTCTTCTTAGTCTATATAGCCAATGTGGAACCAAACGGATTCAACTTGATCCCAAAAGAGACAGATTAACTGCCCTGATCTGTCTTCATAAATCAATTCGTCTTCTGTTAGCAAACCTCTGTCTCCCATGTGTACAGAGTGTGTTACTCCAGAGGCTAGATTAACTTGAATTTCTCCATGAAGTTGAAGAAGTCCTGCAAACCTTTTAGGCTTAGCGTTTTTATAATTATCCGTCATCTGCGAGCGCAGAGAGGATAAAGTTTCCTTAAATGTATCTGGTTGTGCCATAGTGGTTCACCTTAATTAAATAGAGCTCTTCTTTGGTCTCCCAGGCTTCGCTGAAGATGGTTCGACTACATCGCCTTCATCTTCTAGGAAAATAGCGGTCTCTATACTGATCTCCCTAGCTAACGTATATTGGTCCAACCTTTCTTTTAGACTATCAAGGCTAGAATCTCTCATGAACACATGTCTTCCATCAGATGTTCTTATGGACGCCACCCAATACTTCTTTTCTATAGCCATACCTAGATAATATTGCCCCATAAATAAAAAAAACCCCGCCGAAGCGGGGTAATTCATAATTAGTGTGGTTCTTTAATTGAATCACAAGAGAAGCTTATACCCATTTCTTTAGTTTTGGGGTTCCAAGAGGTGCCGTATATCTTTACATTTTTGAATTTATACTCACCTACACCTTTTGAGCTCCTACCGAAGAGATTAAGTTCCTTAACCGAATCCCCAGACACTAGACACCCTGTTTTAGGTTTAATAACCATAGAACCAACAATAAGTAGGGAATCCATATCTACTCGTACACCGCAATCCTCTTCACCTGGAATCGGGTAGACTTCGACGCTTCTTGTCCACGTCGCACACTCAACATCTCCAATAAGTTTATCACAGTACACGATAATACTTACGTCTTTAAAACTGGTTAGATCTAGATCGTAACCCGCAACAGTACTTACGTTTCTAAGACTGGTCGAACCGATGGCACAATAATCCATATTAATACTATTGCCCCCATCTCCTAATTTTAACCACTTTCCCATTCGGGAGGGTAATAGTCCCACTCTTCAGGACACCATCCACAATCTCCCTTAGTTTCTTCCTAGTTTCAGGATTGTGTAGTATTTCCTGGAATTCTTTAGATATTCTTCCTTTCATTTTAAAGGGGCACCGCAATTAGGGCATTTAATCTCTTTACTTTTTTTGTTTCGATTTACAATACTCGCAATAAGAATAATGACATTCTATAGGTGAATCTGGGGGAACACTATCTGGTTCCGGCCCTGTAGGTCCCCCTCCAACTCCGTAACTCATACTAATAATATTGGTGGACCGTCAGGGATTCCAACCCTGCTGACTTCTTCAGTGCAAATGAAGTGACCACCGCTAGCAGTCCCACAGCCCGTTATTTCACTAGTTAAAATGGAGCCCCGGACAGGATTCAAACCTGCTGCATTCGCATTACAAGTGCGACGTTCAATCTCATGAACTTCCGGGGCAAATTAGAAAGATTTCCCTTCTGCGTATCTTTGTCGCCTAAACGCCCTACCATTACCTAGGTTTTTAGCTTTATACGTAGGTAACTGAGCGTCACAATTAGGGCAAACTATTACTTAGAAGGCGCACAATAAAAACTTACAATAGTTTTATCGTTATTCTTCTTGAATTGCGTAATGCTAAAGTTATTCAACACTAGACCAGGTTTGGTTTTTGAAGAGAAATTAGCTGTTACTTCTCTTTCCCAGTCAACATTCTTCTCAATCAACTTTTCGTAAGGGATATCGAGAACTGCGTGACCCTGGCAGGTAATTTTCGCAGTAATGTACCCAATATGTTTAGCCCCCATATAATTAGGGACCTTCCACTCCGCTTCTTCAATTTGTAATTCAGAAACGGGAGATATAAGTTCCACACCAAATCTGAAATTTAAACAATCTTTTTCATCAAACTTTAAAATCTTAACCACTATCTTCCTCCAAATTCTTTTGAATGTACCCTATTCTGTCTCTGTATTGCGGATAGACCCAGAGGATTCCTTCAATAAATCCTTGTGCTCTTTCACTACCTTTATCATGGTAGTGATCACCATAATTCATTACCACAACTCCAGTACTATCAAGAATTTCGATAGAATGATAATCTCCCATAAATTCTTTATCATCTGGGTGATAATATGTAATTACTGTTAAAAAATTTTCTTTTATGTCTTTTTCCTTCATAAGTTTTCCATTCACAAATATCAGAGGTTCCCCTACAGCATTGTCAAGTAGTGCTGCCATTTCCTCAGTAATTTTGTGTACAATTATTTTGTAATTTCCACTTTCAAATGTGGCCTTTAATTCTTCGTCACTCATTAATGTATTTTTCTTTTAGACTTTGTGGTAGTTTATTCAAAATAATACCATGATTATCATGTAATTTATCAAGAAGTTCATCTTCACAAGAAAAATCTAAGACGTAACCAGCGTTTTTTCTAAGGAAAGCTCTAATTAACTCCCTATCTTCTGACAATAATGACTCTCCTGAAGAACCAACGACTTGAATGTAACAACCCATATTAGTTTTCGGGTTATAAGCTAAATACCAATAATGCATTACTTTAAACACCACTCTTTTGCTTTCTGAATTATTAACTTGTGATCACAAGCATACCACCCACTAGCATTAAAACAATTATACTCAATACATTTTAGCCCATCATAAGAAAGACCTATGTCCACTACATTCATATCAAAAGGTTCATACGTTGATATGCATTTCTTCGCAAAATCAATGATATCCTGATCCTCGGAAGTCATTCTATCTCGACATGTTCTTCCTTTCTTTCTATAATAAGAACCATCTACCCACTCACCACCAATAAAAATGTTTCTCGTTTCGAAAGCTAAATCTTTTGTAGTAGAACAGAAGACCTCTAAATCAGGTGACACTATGTTTCCAGCTTCATAATGAGTTGTCGTGATTCTTCTAAGTTCCTGAATTTCACTTAACGTGTACACCCGACCAGTAATATCCTTTCCATCAGAGTTACATTTCATAAAAACTTCATCGAAATCAGGTATGTCTCTTATTGAGCCTACATATATAGGTTCATTAAGATACAGCTCTCCGAGTTTTTCAAAGTAAGTCTGTGGATTTAGTTTCTCTTTAGATTGATAAGTGTACTTTTGAAGACTGGGATGTTCGCCTGACAATCTTACAAATGTAGTTGATCCATATGGCATTCCTGGTTTAGAAAAATCTATGTCATCAGGCAGCTTATCACTGAATGGAATAATAGGCACAGATTCAAAATCAAAACCTAATTCTTCACATGCCTCAAAAATTTGATCATGAGCTTCTATATTTATAGAAGATTGAATGTAGAACTTAAAGACCACATATTAAATATTGGTACCAGGCTGAAGAATCGAACTTCAAACCCTGCGCTTATCAAGCACATGCTCTACCGTTGAGCTAGCCTGGTATTATTGGAGCGGGGTGCAGGATTCGAACCTGCGATGGGATTTCTCCACCGGGTTAACAGCCCGGACTTTTCGGCCTCTAAAGCAAACCCCGCATTTTGGTGGGGCAACCTGGGATCGAACCAGGGACCTCTTCATTTTCAGTGAAATGTTCTACCAACTGAACTATCGCCCCGCTATCTTATTAAATTGGTCTGGGTAGAGGGATTCCAACCCCCGATCTCCTACTCCCAAAGTAGGCGTGGTAAACAAACTACACTATACCCAGATAAACCGATTATATATTTTCTCTAACTTTAATTATACCTTTATGTACCTCAACATGGTGGGTAGGGCAAAGTACTACTAGATTTTCTAGTCTATTATCTTTTCTGTTTCCATTAATATGTTGAATCTGGAGGCATTCAATTGTAGAGTATCCACAGATTTCGCATTTTGGCTTATAAAAAGTCAATGCTTTTGTTCTATACTCCATATCGGCAAAATTAGGATGACTTTCCCCTGTCTTGTACCTCCTATTATTTAAAGATGTTGCGCAGGATTTAGAACAAAAAAAACCCCGGCTTTTGACCAGGGTTCTTGCGGAAAACAAAATGAAAGAAAACTCCTGGTACTTAAGACCC